CACAAATGGTGGCTTAGTATCACCCACGCGTTCGACCTACACCCTGTGGTCAACCACATCGTAGGCACCGAGATGGTTCGCCCCATCGACTGGCAACTGCTGTTGCTGGAGTGGCCGCACGTCAGCATCGACGACGATAGCCAGATCGCCTACACACGCAACGAGGCCGCTGGCCGTGACTTCATCGACAACGGCAGTCGTCGTCAGACCCGCACGTCTATCGGCAAGTACCTAGCTCGCCACTGGCCCCATGTGGCTGACCATGTGCGCCGTGATTGGGCTGGCCGACACGCAGCCAGCACATTCGAGATTTGGGATACCAAGGAGGGCATCATCAGTGGTGTCGAGCTTGGCCCACGCTCATGTATGAAGTCAACCTATGGCAGCATCCCGTTCAGCAGCGGCGACAACGCAGCGTTGGTGCAGTACCGTGCTGGCAACTGCGAGTCCAGTGACGTAGCATGGGACTACCACCCTTACTCGGTGTATGACCCCGCACTTGGCTGGCGCATGGCAGTGCGCTTGGAGAAGGGCAAGCCTGACCTCGTGCTTGGTCGTGCGCTGGTACACACAGAGCAGAAGACGTTCGTGCGTAGCTACCTGCGTGGTGAGACGGAGAGCAGCACATCGTACACAGACGAGAAGCTCGAAGCATGGCTGCGTGAGCAGGGCTACAACAAGGCTGACGGCTGGGTGTTCGGTACCAAGTTCGCCAAGGTGTCGCACCCACGAGGCGGGTACATGATGCCGTACATCGACGGCGGGTATCGCAACTGCGAGGAGGATGGCAACTACATCGTGCTGGTGCGCCGTGGTGGCTACTGCTGTGACAACACAGATGGTTCGTTCGATAGCCGTGAGGCGATGGGTGAGTGCGAGGACTGCGGCGAGACTGTGTATGAGGAAGATGATGACCGCATCTGGGTTGGCCGCAGCGAGGATCGCTTGATCGGTGGTGCGTGTGGTTGCGCCAACAACTACCGCTGGTCTGAGGGCTACCGTGGTGAATACTATGTGCACGAGGACGATGTGATCGTCGTTGGTCGTACAAACTACGATTCGCGTAGCTTGCCTGAGTGCATCAGGGAGCTGCATGATGGCGAGTACGCACACGAGGACGACTGCGTGTACATCGAGAACTGCGATGCATACTGCCTGTACGATGACTGCGTGAAGTGCGAGACGGACGACGACTACTACGTCAATGATGACGACGAGATCGTTGAGATCGACGGCAAGTATTACCGCAAGGATGACGACGAGATCGTTGAGATCGACGGCAAGTATTACCGCAAGGATGACGACGAGGTAGTCAAGTGTGCTGACGATGCGTACCGCATGAGGGACGAGTGCTGGCAGTGCGCATACAGCGAAGAGTGGTACCCCGATGAAGATGCTTGTGTAGAAGTCGCGGAGGGCAAGTACCACCCCGACTCGCTGCGCGAGATGGCAGACAACGCTTAAAGGAGAATGACAATGACTAGCAAACCTACTACCCCTATCGTGACATACGCACCGTACGTCAAGCCCCCATACGAACACGCACACCTGCCGATGGTGACGGAGATGGATGTGCCCAGCACCATGCTGATGCAGACCCTGCATCGTGCGCTTAGCGTCAAGCGTGACCACGGCAGCATGAGCGAGGCGCGGTTCGTGGCGTGGCTGGTGAACCGCCTGCCCGTGACGATGATCGACGGCGCTGGCAACGTGCACGTTGACTTGCGTGAAGGCCCACACCACCGCACGATGTTCACAAGCCATACAGATACCGTCCATCAGGGCGGTGGGGCCAATAACATCCGGCTCGATGCGCGTCAGCAGTCACGAATTGTTTGGCGTGCCGACGAGGGTGCCTGCCTTGGTGCAGATGACGGCGCAGGTGTTGCGCTCATGATGCACATGATCGACCGCAAGGTGCCGGGCTTGTATGTGTTCTTCCGTGGCGAGGAGTGTGGCGGCCTTGGCTCTAGCTGGATGGCTGACGACTTCCCCAAGTGCCTCAAAGACATCGACCGCTGCGTGTCGTTCGACCGCGCTGGCTACAGCGATGTGATCACCCATCAAGGTGGTGCGCGTTGCTGCTCCGATGCGTTCGCACTTGCGCTGGCCGATGCGCTGACCACGATGGACATGACGCTGGCCTTCTCGCCTAGCAATGCGGGTGTGTTCACTGACAGTGCCAATCTCGTGTACAAGGTAGCTGAGTGCACCAACCTGTCGGTTGGCTACAAGCATCAGCATGGTGATGGCGAGTGGCAGGACGTGAGCTTCCTGCAGCAGCTTGCTGACCAACTCTGCCTCGTTGACTGGGATGCGCTGCCTGTTGAGCGCAAGCCCAGCGTTGCGCAGCCTAAGTACAAGTACACGACTGGCATCTATGATCCGCATGGCGCGTTCGCTGCCGACTACTGGCCTGAGCAGAAGGATGACAAGGTAGCCAACACCGGCGACGAGTACAAAGACTTGCTGATCGAGGCGCTATGGGATGCCAGTGTGGGTATGTACTTCTCGCTCAAAGAGATCGTATCCGCATGGATGTGCCCCGAGGAGCCATCGACCTACCGCCATCTGATCAACTGCAAGTGTATGTCCGCCATTATGTATGAGCAGTTCGCCGTTGGCCTGACCGATGGCACTGACACATACGAAGAAGTGTTAGATGTCCTTAGCGAAGACCTGACACGCAGCTAATCCGGTTAACGCTGTTAACCACCGCCGCCGGTCGGCCACCGGCATTCTTAGGAGATCGTTATGAAATTGTTCAACCCGTTCAAAGCACCCAGTGCTGCCCACCTCGCAGTGCAAGAGCTGGAGGATGCCAAGCGTGAGTTGCTTGCATCCCTGAGTGCACAAGAGTACGCCACTGCGATGGTTGCGTACAACACCGACCGAGTGCGCCGCCTGTCGGCCACCGTGTCTTCCAGCAGTCATGATTTTTTGGAAGGAGAAGTGAAATGACAAAGATACTTGTTTCCCCCGGCTATGGCGCGGGCTGGTCAACATGGAACGATGGTGACGAAGAGTTCATGCTCAAAGACCCCACGCTCATTGAGATGGCCGAGCGCGGTGCGCCGGAGAGCGAAGTGAAGGCGTATATCGCGTCCAAGTTTCCTGACCTGAACTTCTACACGGGCGGATGGGATCAGATTGAGGTGCGCGAACTCCCCGCTGGCACGCAGTTCATCGTGACTGAGTACGATGGCTACGAGAGTGTCCAAATCAATACCGAAACCAAATGGGTGACAGCATGACCGACTTAGAAATTTCCAAAGCCCTCGCACTGGCGATTGGGTGGGCACCTGAGCAAGTGTTCTTCTACCCAGCAACAGGGCAAGTAGACATCGTTGTAGAGGATGAAGCCGAAAACATCGAGTGGGCGCAAATCTTCGACTACCGCGATTGGAACGTCATCGGCCCGATAGCTGAACGCTACGACTGCTTTCCATTGAAGGCCGGTGACTCGTGGCTGTCTCGCTATTTGTGGTGTGGGTGTGGTGTGAGGGCAGACACCCCGCAGAAAGCCATAGCGCTTGCGGTGATTGCAGCGAAGAAATGATGGACTGGATTGACTGCGTGGTTGTAACCCTCGCTGGGCTGTACGCCCTTGTTTTAACGATGATGGAGCATTTCAAATGACACTGGATGACTTTGACAACGCGGTTGCGTTCATTCTTGAACGCGCCGACGACAACGGCATTGACGAGTGGTATGCGACAGACAGAAACATACTGAAAAGCATACTGAACGACATGCGCGAGTGCTACTACGGCGAGGAGGTGCAGCGCCGCGCCGATTTTGCAGAGTACCAACGGCTGAAAGCCATTTTTGAAGGAGAAGGAAATGATCGAAGTAACTTTTACTGAACTCGCCCTGCTTGTCTGGGCGCTACTCGCAACGGCATACGCCCTGCGCTACCGGCACGAGCGCACCATGCTCGGGCGCATCCTGCAGCAGATCACCGAAGACCCCACGCTCTACGCACAGGTGCGGGACGGCTGGGAATCTGTACGAAAATCTTTTGTCAAGAGTTGAACTTTTACTGCTATAATCACAGCACAACACATTTACCGGAGAAAATGACATGAGCAAAACCCTACTTTCTGCACGCCAAGTTAAGCAACTCATCAAGTCGGTGGGCCACAAGCGCACCGTACTTGTCGAGGGCGAAGCAGGCGCTGGCAAGACATCCATTCACTACGCGCTGAAGGCTGACCCTCAGTTCGCCAACTACTACGCACCCAAGCCCATTGACTGCACGCAGTTGAGCGATGGCTCCATCGTGATGCCCGACATCGACCGCAGCCGTGGCGTGGCGCGTGAGCTGCCCAACGAGCGCTTGGGTGTGAGCGACGAGAACCACTTGGGCACCAAGGATGCGACCCCTGTGCTGATGTGCTTCGATGAGATTGCCAAGTCTCGCCAGTTCATCAAGGACACCATCGCACCTATCGTGTACGAGCGGCGCATCGGCAACTACGTCATGCCCAAGGGCAGCGTGGTGTTCGCCTGCACCAACCTGAGCGAAGAGGGCTTGGGCGACAGCCTTGCGGCGCACCTGCGCAACCGCTTGGTCATCGTCGGTATGCGCAAGCCTACCAAGGACGAGTGGGTGCAGGACTTCGCCATCCCCAACGACCTCAACGAGAACGTCATAGCTGCGGCTGAGATGTACCCGATGGTGTTCAACTCGTTCATGGACTATCGCCCCGGCGGTCAGTTCGCAAGCAAGCAGTTGCGCAAGGACAACCCGTACATCAGCGACCCCGCTGACGCAGGACAGGAGCAGGTGGTCACACCTCGCTCGCTGCACGCAGCCAGTGATCTGGTCGATCAGATGGCGCACGTTGACAACCAAACGCTCCAAGCTGCGCTGGGCGGCACAGTGGGCGAGCCGTTCGCAGCCAACATCATGTCGATGATCCGCTTCGGTGAGAGCCTGCCTGCCTTTGACCGCATACTTGCTGACCCCGAGGGTAGCCCGCTGCCGTCCAACCCCACGGCGCAGATAGTTCAGGTGTTCCAATTTCTCACGCAAGTGAAGGACAAGGAGGCCGCCGAGCAGGTGTCGGTGTACGTGCAGCGTATGCGTGAGGAGATGAAGTCTCTGTTCGTCAACTCGGTTGTGAACTCCACCAAGATGGACAAGTTTGCACTGAGCAAGACGTTCGGCGCTGCGCTCGCACAGAACCGTCAGTATCTGGGGCAGTGATCATGCAAGTCATTACGTTTGGCGGGCGCAAGTACAAGCCCATGCTTACGAATGATGGCAAGCTCGACGTGCGTACCGCTGTGGCATACGGCCCCGCTGGCAGGGGCCAGTTCATGCTCACTGTGTACGTGCGTTGCCACCCTTGGAATGCAGGCAGCCGAGGCGGAGAGATACTGTGCGCGGATGTCAACGTGATGCGCGAGATGGTGCCCAACACTATCACTGAAGCGGCCCAGCTAGAGAAACTGACATTCATGTGCAACGTGATGGCAACCAAGTGCAACACGGACTACAGGCTGCGCCTGCCAATAGAGACGCGGCCGACACCGAAGTATTCAAGACCGAAGAAGGAGGCGACCAAACCAATGGGCATGTTCTTTGATGAGTACGAAGCGCAACTTAGAAAGGAGATGGAGAATGGCATACAAAGACCTTAAACCGGAGCAGAAGATCGTGGCAGTGCACACGGACTTCATGCGCCACCCCGACTTCGCCATACTTGGCGGGGTCACGCAGATCGGCAAGGTGCTGATCACTGACTTGGTGCCCACTGCGGGCACCGATGGCGAGGACGTGCTGTACAACGCCGAGTTCATCAAGGACATGACGCGCAAGCAGTTGCGCTACCTTGTTGGGCACGAGGCTATGCACAAGGCGCTGCACCACTGCACTGAGTACATGCACCTGAAGAAGAAGCACCCCGAGGAGTTTGCTATGGCAATCGACTACGTGGTGAACTGGCAGCTTGAGAGCATGGACACAGCCACGGAGAAGTTCTTGGAGCGCCCGACCAACGTGCCCCCGCTCATTGATGACAAGTACGCCAACATGAGCGTGCCTGAAGTCATGCGCAAGCTGTTGCAGAACCCACCGCCACCGCAGCAACGTCCGCAACCAATGGACACGCACATGGATGGCAAGCCCATGTCCGCTGACTCTAGCGAAGCCGCCGATGGCAAAGACCTGAAGACGCGCATCGAGGATGCCGTGGCGCAAGGCGCTGTCGTGGCCGAGCAGTTGCAGCAGATGCGTGGCACCGCCCCCGGTGACAACGCACTGTCGGGATTCCGTGAGCGCAAGACAGACTGGCGTGGCCCGCTGCGCAAGTTCATCGCTGAGATATGCGAGGGTGATGACCAGTCACGATTTGTGCCGCCCAACCGCAGGCTGTTGCCGCTGGACATCATCATGCCGAGCCGCTTCAGTGAGGCGACAGGTGAGTTGATCGTGGCGTGCGATACCTCGGCATCCATGCACGGGTTGTACCCAATCGTGTTCGGTGAGATTGCCCGCATCGCACAGCAGATGCAGCCCGAGCGCGTGCGCGTGCTGTGGTGGGATACGCGTGTGGCAGGTGATCAGGTGTTCACGCCCAAGGACTACGCCAACATCGCCAAGCTCATGCACCCACGAGGCGGAGGGGGAACCACTGTGTCCTGCGTTGCGGGCTACATCCGCGACAAGCGGTACAAGCCCAAGGCGACGATCTACCTGAGTGACGGGTACGTGGAAGCGAAGTATGAAGTTGCGCCGGGGAATGTCTTATGGGGCATCTGCGGCAACACCAACTTCCGCCCCATCCGGGGCAAGCTGCTGCGCATCGAGGAGGTGTGATGTGCAACATCTCGAAATCGACCGCATCTCTATCTTTGATGCAATGGGGAATCTTATGGCAACAATGAATAGGCCGCCGTGGATTTCCCCCGGCGATCAGATGGCAGCAGCAGCCGCCATGAACGGCAACAGCTTGGTGCCCCTGCTCCAAGGCAAGCTCATCCGTGCGACAGCGGGCGGTGCCGAATGGGACATGAGCAAGGAGTGGTATGGGCGCGAGCTGACGGAGTTCGTGGTACGCAAGACGAACTGGACGAAGGGCTACACAGTGCAGTTCTTTTTCGCCACCGTTGACGGGCAGCCAGCCCGCATCCACGAGTTCACCTTGTGGCTCGATGAGAAGCACACGCGTGATGAAGTCGAGCAGGCAGCGCAGGTGTACATGATGACACTCAACATGAGGAGGGTCGAGTGATGGCGATAGCAAAAACGCAGGTGTTGGACAGGTTCGAGCGCGTGTGCAAGGAAGCCTACGACGGAGCGCTGATGGTAGGAGACTTCCGACGCGCAGAAGAGATCAGACGATATTACGAAGAAAGGAAATATGACATGGACAACGACATGATGAACAGTATCTTGGGACAGACACTGACAACGGGCATTGGTATGGGGCAGCTTGGTGTCAGCAACGGGCTGGTCAATGCGTCCAGCACCAGTAGTATCTACCAGAACGCGTTGTTGCAACAAAACCAATACACGCAGGCAGCTACGCAGGCGCAAGGACTGATGGACTTCGTGCCGGAGTTCGGTGTGCTGTACCTGAACAACAAGGAGTTGCCTGCGGATTGGGCCGGGGCAAAGGTAACCGAGTTCCAACGCTTAGTTGCACGCGAGAATTGGCATGTGCAGTTCGAGAGCAAGTGGGACAAGGCGCTGGAAATCCACCTGTACCTTGATGTGGAAGAGTACAACGGGAAGGAGATCAACGAGATGGCACGTACCTACATGGAAGCGCTCAATCAACGGAGGGTGGGGTAGATGGACGCACCTAACACATATATCGAAGCGGCTCTGGTGCACGCTGACGAAGAGGCAGACCTGCGAAAGCAAGTAGTCGAGTTGATACGCGCCGTGGTCACTGATGAACTTAACAAGATCATGCAGAACCAACCCGGTACGTCACCCATCGTGCAGCAACTGCTGTACCAGAATCGAGGGATTATCGAATCTATGGCCCTACAAGCCATCAAAAAGCAGTGGGTGCAGAACACCCCAAATATTTATATTTCTTAACAGGAGAGATGACATGAAGAAGATACTTGACATCATACGAGGCCCGCACGCGCTGCGTAAAGTGACTTTCTACGCAGCAGAAGATGTGGTTGTCGCGCCGCTACACGTACTCGTTACGGCATCACTCAACGAAAACAACGAGCGCTTCATAGATGTGGTTGATGCCTTCGGGCAACGACTTGTGGAGGCAATACAGACGAAGGCATACGCTGCCGCTTTCACCGATGGATGCAACCGCCGTGAGGCGGCGCAGTGGTTGGCTGATATAGCGTCCGTTAAGTACGGATGTGATGCGCGGCCTTTGGAAAAGTGGATTTAACTAAGGAGAGATGACATGAGCAACTTCAATTTGAATTCCGTTGCAATGCTTTGCGAGTTCAATGCTAGTGTGTGGACAGCCCGCAAACTAGACAAAAAGAAGAGCGAGCAGGTTGTGGTCTCTTCCGGGGCTGCCAGCAAAGGGGCGGCGCGGGTGAACAAGAATCTACTAAGTGGTCGTGGTGAGCTGGAGGCAATCGGCTCGCTGGTGGGTGAGGCTCGCACCTATGTGTATGAGAACACAACGCCGTGGTCTGACGCAGGCCAGCGACTGATCATCACAGCACGTTTGCCCAAGTTCGACACCCGCATCGAGGACTACAAGAGCAGGTTCAATCTGCTGGTTGACGACTTCGTGAACCTGTACCCGACACTCATCACGGCGCAGGCAATGGCGCTGGGTGATATGTTCGACCGCTCCGAGTTCCCCTCGGCCAGCGAGATTCGCCACAAGTTCGCTATGTCGTGCGACTACATCCCGGTGCCTGCCGCTGGCGACATCCGTGTGGACATCGGCAACCAAGCGCAGGACGAGCTGCGTGCACGACTGGAGGCGACCAGCAACGCGCGACTCAACAAGGCTATGGCTGACGTGACCGAGCGTTTCGTGGGCCACCTGCGCCGCATGGCCGACCGCCTTGTGACCGAGAAGGACAAGAACGGCGAGGACAAGAGCCGCCGGTTCACCGAGACACTGGTGTCCAGTGCCTTCGAGCTGTGCGACCTTGTGCGTGACTACAACGTCACGGGCGACCCGGTGCTGGGTGAGGCACGCAAGGCGCTGGAGTCTGCGCTGACAGGCGTGACGGTGGTCACACTGCGTGATGACCCGATCAAACGCGAAGAGGTGCGCGTGGCTACCAACACCATCCTGAGCAAGTTCAAGTTTTAACCAAGGAGAGATGATATGAAACTCGTTAAGTACCAGAAAGAAGCAATCGTCAAAGCCATCATGGCAGACGTACCCCGTGTAGATGAGAATGTCCGCATCAAGGAGGTGCAGCAAAAGCTCGTGGCGGCTATGTCGAAAGAGGCACAAGAGCTGTACGCCGTGCGGCCCAAGGCGCTGTGCAAGCAGTGGCTGGCAAGCTACGACATCAACACGGATCGGCGCGGGCAGGACTTCATCGTGGGCGATGCGGACGTGGATAAGGTCATCGCCGTCTACAAGGAAGAGCAGAACGTGCGCAGCAAAGCACACAACAAGTTGAGCATGGCTGTCCACGCATGCACCACGCTGAAGCAACTGCACGACCGCCTGCCTGAGTTCAAGAAGTATTACCCGACTGAGGCGCAGCCCAACAAGAATGTGCCCGCGCTCATGGATGTGGCAGCAGACCTGTGCAAACTCGGCTGGCCCAAGAAATGAAAATCAAAGTAACTGGATTCTTCTTCGAGAAGAAGTGGGTTGCGGTGGTGCGTAATCTTGACGACATCGCATACTCCGGTAGCAACATGACTAAACGCGTGCTGGATCGCTACGAGTTCCCGGCTGATTCGATGAGCAAGAAGCAGCGGGACAAGTTCAAACTGACGATGCGCAAGATGTGGGAAACCCGTATTCAACTGGAGCAGTCATGATTCCGACAAATTTATTGCAGTGGAGTAAGGACGGTGTGCTGCAGCAGTGGTGGGTTCAGCCCTCCTTGCTGCGCTACTCACCGGCAGAAGTGGATGCTATCGCATGGGGCGGTGGCGAATGGCGTGACATACCAAAGGAGAAGTGAGATGAGTAAAGCAAAAGTGATCCATGAATACCTCCAGTCGCATCCCGATGCGCTGGTGGCCGACATCGCAAAAGCGACAGGCTTAGTCAACAGCGACATCGCAGCCCGGCTGTGTGGGCTGCGGGACAAGGGCATAGCGGTGTCCACAGAGGCGGGCCGCAGCCTGTCCAACCGGCCCATCCTGCGCTGGTCGCTGACCGGCAAGACGTTCGACAAACCCAAGCCTCGTGAACCTAAGCAGAAAGAATACGTATCCTCACAGCCGAACATCAGTCTGGATGCGTTAGTGGAGAGCATGGCCGAGGGGCTGGTGGCCGCGCTGGTGCAGAAGGTCAAGGCCAAGCTGCCCGCTGCGCTGGCCGGTGTCACGCCTGCGGCACACCTCACGCTGCCCGCTCCGGCCCCTGTGGCAGTAGTTCTGCCCGAGGCAGCACCTACCCCAGCTCCGCGCTCCTACAAGCCTGTCATCGGCGTTGTGGGCCTTCTGCCGCAGCAAGCCGGGGCACTGCAGGAGAAGTTCGGCGGGTCACTGGACATCCGCTTCTGGAACGATGGCGACGACAAGGGGCGGCTGCGTGCTATCGCTGACAACTGCGAGGTTGTGTTCCTGCACACACGCCACTCAGGGCACCACACCGACCAGATGCTGAAGACCTACAGCGCCAACCTGCGCCGTGTGACCGGCGGCACGAGCAACATGGAGGTGGCGATCCGTGGGTACTTTGTGAATAAGGAGACATCGAAATGATTGAACGTGTTTTCTATGCCGTGACGTGGACGCTTGGCCTGATCGGCGCACCCATCGTCTTCCTCGTGTACCTGTTGGATTGGAGTAAATGATGCCGCAATTTGGAGTAAACACAACCCTTGAGGTGCATCTGTGTGAGGATGCACATGACGCCACTAAGCGTGGCTTTTTCTACCGCCCGCCTATCTTTCTGCCGATTGAGATCGACAAGGTTGTGGTGGTGGATAAAGGCACAGTGGATGGTAATGCGACGGTCGATCTGGTGATGGTCGATGAGAAGGGTCAGAAGTACGTGTGCATGGTTACAGCTAACTTGTTGAGGAGTCTTCCGATATGAAACACTTACACACCAAGACATTGAAGGATGGTCGCCAGCACATCTTGATTGAACTCCAACCCGGAGAGGGCACTGGGATTCTTCACGTAGCGCCGCACAGCTTTTACAAGCTGGGCTACCCGCTGGATGACCAAATCATTGAGAGCCACCACCTTGCAGAAGTCAAGCGTGTGGCGTGGGATGCGTACTCGCAAGAATGGGTGGATGTATGAGCGGATCGCGTGCAGAATGGGCAGAGTTGTTGCCCCTTATCCAAGCCTTTGTTGATGGTGCGACAGTCCAGCGCAAAGACTACGACAACAGGTGGAAAGACACTACTGTGGTGCATGGTCTGCTGACTGGTAGCAAGTACCGCATCAAGCCAAAAGATATTGTGCAGGGGCTGTGGACTGTTGAGTTCACCGAGTCAGAACCCGGAAGTGTATCTGGCCCCACCAAGCGCGGGACTATGTGCTGGCATGGAAGCAACATGGACACCCCACCGTGGAAGTGGAGTTCCTACTGCGTGAAGGTAGAAGGCACCGAGAAATTTACACCGAAGGAGGAAGCATGATTAAGTTACCAGAGCCAGAAGCGTTCCGTCTCAACTATGACGGCTACGGATGGGACTACCGTGACAACGGGAGCGGCAGTAGTTGGAAAGTGATGGGTTCCGCCGCCCCTGATAAAGAGTTCATGTACACCGAATCCCAGATGCGCCAAGCAATCCGTGATGCGTATGAAGAAGCTGCGAAGGTGTGTGAAGCACAGATGCAGATGATCAATGTAAACGGGCAGAACGGGCGCTACAAAGAATGCGCTGAAGCTATCCGCAATCTGAAGGAATCCGTATGACCGAAGCAAACTTTCCGCACATTGGATGCGTCCAGCACGACTGCGACAAGTGCAAAAGCCAAGTTGCTGAGATTGAAAACCTGCACACCGTAATGATGGCCGCTGCGGTTGAGATTACAGAGCACTGGGACGCGCATTGCGACAGCGAGGGCTATGGGCCTGTCAATCTGGTTCGCCGCTTGGAGAACGGATTTCCAGAGCAGTATGGGTATGACGCGCAGACATTAGTACACATGGAGAAGCGACTTGAAGATCAAGCGGCTGAGATCGACCGGCTGCGTAGTCTGTTAGTGGAGTCAGATTCACTCATGCACGACTTGTGTGCGAGTGTCCGCAGCCAAGCGGCTGAGATTGAAGGATGGAAAGCCGACCAGAAAGAGAACCTGCGTAATCAGTGTGACTTACATGCTGAGATTGAGCGGCTGAAGCAGGAGCCAGTGCGTGACATTCCACACGGATGGATTGTGAACTGGCCCAGCCCTAATGGTGGTACTAAGCCGGTGTATCACGCGAGTTCCATCAAACCGAAGTTTGGCGACGAACTGGACGGTAGTCTGACTATGTACGCCGTTTACACCCGCCCAGCACCAAGGCAGGAGCAAGCGGAGCCTGACTTGGCGATGATGGTTAGGAACCTTGTACGCATCTGCCGCCGACACATTGAAGATGACCACCCGGACTTGACCAAAGCAAATGACTGTTTGAAGTGGTTGCAGTCCAAAGGACTTGCTGGAAGCCCACTACGTGACTTGGAGAAATGAAATGAACCTACTCACTGACGACGACATTTGGAAAAACGACAGCATCATGGCTGCGAACAGCGGTTATGGGGCAAACTTTGAAACCCTCCGTGAACTCGCCCGCGCCATCGAAGCCGCTGTGCTGGAGAAGATGAAGCAGGAGCAAGCGGAGCCGGTGGCATGGATGCACAGAAGCAACAATATGCACTTCATAAAAGAGAAGCCGTTGGGAGAGGTTGGCTTCCTATTCGTGCCGCTATATGCAGCACCCCAAGGCCCAACCGAGTTGCTGCTCCATGTGCAGGCATTCCTGAATCGTGTGACGCACTGGCAGGAAGGCAAGCCCGACCTGCATGACATCAAGGTTGCGATTAAGGAGGCATTGAAATGATCAGCGAATTTGACCACCCCGACCACGGATGGAAGTGGACACAGCTTGAAGTGGAGTTCATCAATAAGAAGCTGAAAGAGGCTTACGACAGGGGCTACAAGCACGGCGCATCTGGCAGCACCACTAGCGACCCCGCTGAAATCCGCCGCGTCTTCGAGCTGGACGATGCTGAGTACCCACCACCTGACTCGGGGTTCATGAAGCTATGAGCGCAGCACCTATCAGCCTTGAGCGTTACAAGCGGTGCATACGCGCCGTGTATGACGCACTCAAAGACAGCGACGGTCTTACTGCATACGAGCTGGAGAAGGAAACGGGGTTTCCCCGTAGCACCATCCGGTTTGCGCTGGATGACAATCTGCTGTTCTACGTTGATCGCTGGAAGCTCACACGCAAGCACTACGCAACGCAGGTGTGGTGCGCCGCAGAGATGAAGCGTTACGACGACTGCCCACGACCGGAGAGTATGAATGACGCACACAATTAACCGCGACAAGACCGCCGCCGTTGCGACCGACTACTACTGGATACCCATCACCAAGGACACGCCGCGAGGCGTGAAGCTGCAACTGCTCGGTGTTGGTGGTGTCGCCGCCTATGGAACATGGGATGGTAAGTCCCGGTTCTGGACGCACTGGGCACCATTGCCCAAGAAGCCCTATGATGTATAATGTTCAAAACTTTACAAACTTGGAGAAGTATGCTTACCTATGAAGTACACAACCGGGAGGAGTTGGTGGCGGCTATCAAAGCCGCATCGCAGCCCTCCTTTGCGGAGGCCCGCAACAATCCCGTGGTGATCAAAAACGGCAGCGCAACCTACCGCTTCAAGGAGGGGATTCAGGAAGACCGTGGCTTGAAGATCATCGCCAACATCCGTGCGACCACCAAGAAGGCGTTCGACATCGCATGAAAGACAAAGACCAATGTTCACCGTTCAACTGGCAGGGCAAGCCGTCTATCTTCACCACTGGCAACTGGAGGTCAGCCCAGAACTTCACAGGAGCGAACTCGACGCGCTCGGCCAACCAGTCTCGGCTGGAGCCGCGCCCGACCTACATCACCAGCGACTCGGTGTATCTTCGTGCTTCCACACCAATGAGGGCACCCAAATGAAAGACAGTGACGTACCCAACTTCGCAGCTTGGCAGACTGACACCCTCGCCAAGTATGCGCTGGAGCAATACCTTCAGAACATCGAGCTGCGCAATGCGTTGGAGCAAGTCAGGCTGGACTTGCGTGACGCGATGAAAGAGCTTCGCAAACATCAGGACGACTGGAAATGATCGAAGACACCGAAGCCCTTGTGTGCGTTGACATCCGCTACCGCCAGCAGATGGGCATCAAGAAGTACGGCACTACATTGGCAGGAAACAAGCTGACACAGCGCCAATGGGTGCAACACGCCTACGAGGAATGCCTCGACCAAGCGGTTTATTTGAAAAGACTTTTACAGGAGATGGACGATGAAACTGGACGGAATGCACGTAATGGTTGATCTGGAGACGCTGGGCACTGCGCCCGGCTCTGTGATCATTTCTCTGGGCGCAGCCCAGTTCAATGAAGGTGGCGTGATCAGCACCTTCTACCGGCGCATTGATGCACAGTCTTGTGTACGCGCAGGCTTGACGATGGACGTGTCCACGGTGGAGTGGTGGATGAACCAGAGCGCCGATGCGCGTCATGTGTTCACCCAAAAGGGTGACGCGTTGCACGATGCGCTGCACGACTTCTGCGGCTGGTTCCCCAAGGGGGCGTGCCTGTGGGGTAACGGCGCTACGTTTGACAACGTACTGCTCGACAGCGCGTATCGGGCAATCAAGCTGGATAAGCCTTGGCCCTATTGGGGCGACCGCTGCTACCGCACGGTGAAGGCTTTGTACAAACACATTGAGGCCGACCCGTTTGAAGGCGTGAAGCACAACGCGCTCGATGACGCAGTACATCAGGCCCGCCACGTAGTGAAGATTGCAAATGGCAACGCCTGAGTCGAAAGTCAAGACAGCGGTGAAGCGCCTGCTCGTTGAGCGGGGCATCTACTACTTCATGCCGCCCGGCGTTGGCTACGGCCGCGCCGGGATACCAGACATCATCGCCTGCCCCAGCGGGCGCTTCTTGGCAATCGAGTGCAAGGCTGGTAAGGGCAAACCAACCGCGCTGCAAGAGCGCGAGATGCAGATGATCGAAGAATCAGGCGGGCTGGCTTTTGTGGCCCGCGAAAACAATTTGGAAGAACTGTGCGACCTCATAGAACTAATCAAGGAAATGACATGGAAGATGAATTCAAAACACAACTCCTCGCCCTAAGCGAAGAGGAGCAGCACACGGTGCTGGCTATCGCCAGTGCAGCGGTGCGCACCATCAGCAGCGAGCGCGGCGCGATGATCGTCGTGTACGACGAAGATGGTGGTGGACAAGCCATGCTGATGTCCTGCGGCAACCAGTTCATCGTCGGCCCGATGCTGGCAACAGCGCAGGCTATTGGCCGCCGCTTCTACGCAGACACGCCCGAGGTGGTGCAGTGAAAGTTACGTGGTACATCAGTGCCGACGCACGGCTGCCGCAAGGCATCCTGTGCGGGCATTTTCGCATCGATGGACGCGACAACTTCAGCGTGGTGCGTGATGCACTACTTGGCTACAACATGCTGCGCGTGGACTGGGATGAAACAGACCCGCCACTTGTAAAAGACCGCATTGAAATAATGAACAACATGCTACTCGCAGTAGAGGTGCGCTACAACGACATGAAGGACAAACATGGCACAACCGTATAAGACAATCCTGTGTATCGACTTTGAAACCTTTTGGGACTCAAAGGAATACACGCTCAGCAAGATGACAACCGAGGAGTACATCCGTGATGACCGCTTCCACGCCCACGGTGCCTGCATCCACGAAGTCGGAGCAGACACGAAGACGCAGTGGTACACCTACGCAGAGTTGCCAAAGATTCTGTCGATGTACGACTGGACTAAGACTGCGGTGGTGGGGCACAACGCCATGTTCGACGTGGGCATCCTGTCCCTGCGTTACGGCGTCAACCCATGCTTCATCTTCGACACGCTATCAATGGCCCGCGCTATGCGTGGAAGTGAAGCCGGTAACAGCTTAGCGAAACTGGCCGAAGCCTATGGCTACCCGCCCAAGGGTCGCGCTGTGTACAGCACCGATGGGCTGCGCGAGCTTGATGCGCAGACTGAAAAAGAACTGGCCGAATACTGCAAGCATGACGTGTACTTGTGCGAACAGATTTTCGGCAAGCTGCTGATGCGTGTGTTCCCCGACGGCAGCACCGCCGGGTCATACCCCACCAAGGAGCTGCGCCTGATCGACATGACCCTGCGTATGTTCACCGAGCCGGAGTTCGAGCTGGATCGGGAGCTGTTGGAGAAGGCGCTGGTGGAGGAGAACGACAAGCTGGCCGCTGCGCTGACGAAGGTGAGCGTGGAGCCTACCCAACTGGCAAGCAACGATATGTTTGCTGATGTACTGCGCAGCCTCGGCATCGAGCCGCCGCAGAAGGTGAGCAAGACAACCGGCAAGCTGACCTATGCGTTTGCCAAGACAGATGCGCTGTTCCAAGCACTGCTCAACGGCGACAACGAAGACGCCGCCCTGATGTGCGAAGCCCGCCTGAAGGTGAAGTCCACACTGGAGCGCACACGCGCACAGCGGTTCATCGACATCTCCAAGCGCGGTTGCCTGCCGGTGCCACTGCACTACTACGGCGCGGGTACTGGACGGTACGCTGCCACCGGCAACATCAACATGCAGAACATGAAGCGCGGCTCGTTCCTGCGTAAGTCGATCATGGCACCGGATGGTTATGTGATCTGCGCTGGTGACTTGTCACAGATTGAGCCGCGTGTGCTGGCGTGGCTGTCGGACTACGATGAGATGCTTGACATCTTCCGTGCCGGTGGCGATCCCTATGCTACGTTTGGCGCAACGATGTTCAGCATCCCCGGCTTGACCAAAGAGAGCCACCCGCTGCTGCGTCAGAGCGCGAAGTCCGCGTTGTTGGGCGCTGGGTATCAGCTTGGCTGGGCCTCGTTCGCTGGGCAGCTCCTGACAGGCTTCCTCGGTGCGCCGCCGCAACGCTACACCAAGGCCGATGCCAAGCAGTTGGGTGTGACCGGCAATCAGGTCAGCGCCTTCATCAGCAACGGCGAGAACCTGAAGAAGATGGAGAAGATAGCCCACACCTGCACCGATGAAGAGCTGCTGATCCACTGCCTTGCAGCCAAGGCCATCATCGACAAGTACCGCGCAGCGGCACACCCGGTAGCAGGCTATTGGGAGTTGCTGGGCAACCTCATCGTGCACAGCCTGATCGAAGGCAACGAGTACAACCACAAGGGCGTGCTCACGTTCCGCAAGGGCGAGATCGAGATGGTCAACGGGATGCGGATGTATTACCGCGACATCAAGGAAGAGAAGGATGAGAAGGGTCGTGTGCAGTATTCATTCAGCACCGGCAAGCTGCGCAAGAAGCTGTACGCTGGTTTGCTGGCGAACAACACCACGCAAGGACTGGCCCGCATCGTGATGACGGACGGCCTGTTGCGCGTGCAGAAGCGCTTCCCTGTGAAGGGGACAGTGCATGACGAAGGACTCGTGCTGGTGCCAGAGGCTGGCGCAGCGGAGGGGAGCGCTTGGATCAAGGAGCAAATGATTCAGGTGCCCAAGTGGATGCCCGGCATCCCGCTCAATGCGGACGTTGGGTACAACAAACGGTATGGACTTGCGAAGGGATGACATGAAGATACCAAGTGAAATCAAAATCGGTTCGACGCTGTACACTGTGCAGCTCAAACCAGACTTAGGCAAAAAGCGTTACGGCGTGACCTACCTCGACAGTGGCGTGATGAAAATCTCGACCACATGGAAGGGTAAGCCGCGCAGCGAGACAGGTGTGCTGGGTACCAATGAGACGTTCTGGCATGAGGTAACTCACTGTATCCTGTACGACATGGGGCACAAGCTCTGGGACGACGAGGCGTTTGTCACAGCGTTCAGCCGCCGACTGACGCACATGATCGACACCGCAAAATTTAAGGAGTGACATGGCACAACACAGCTACTCTGGCATCAAGGCATACGAGACATGCCCGCGCCAGTATTACGAAACCAAAATCCTCAAGCTCTACCCGCGTGAGGAGACGGACGCCACCATCTACGGCACACGCTTGCACGCGGCTGCGGAAGAGTTCATCCTGAACGGCACGCCGCTGACGGATGAGTTCAAGTTCCTGCAGCCCACGCTGGACATGCTGGCGGCAATGCCGGGCAAGAAGTACCCCGAGCTGGAGATGGCTGTGCGCGAAGACCGCACGGTGTGCGACTTCAAAGACCCTGACTACTGGGTGCGCGGCATTGCCGACTTGGTGATCGTGGACGAGGAGAACTACACCGCTCGCGTGTTCGATTACAAGTCCGGCTCCGACAAGTACCCTGACACCGACCAGCTCATGTTGATGTCGCTGCTCATCTTCGAGCACTTCCCCAATGTGAAGCAGGTATCGGGCGGTTTGCTGTTCGTGCTGCGCGACACCGTGCGCAAGTACCGCGTGAACAAGGACATGCAGGCCACGTTGTGGTGGAAATGGCGCGAGAGAGTTGCTAAACTGGATGCCTCGCTCCACCATAATGTGTGGAACGCAAAGTCCTCGGGACTGTGCCGCAAGCACTGCCCGTGCATCGCCTGTGAATACAACGGCCGGAGGGTCTAATGCCTAAGTCATCGCCAGCAAAACTTGCCTACATGGCTAAGTACCAGAAGAGTCCCGAGCGCATCGAAGCGCGGGAGGAAGCAAACAAGGCTCGCTATCAGGCCATGAAGGCGGGCAAGGTGCGCAAGGGCGATGGCAAGGATGTCGCCCACATCAAGGCGCTGGATAGCGGCGGCAAGACAGTACCGGGGAATACAAAAATTGAAAGTGAAAAAGCCAACCGGGACTGGCGCAAAGGCGTCAAGGGCTACAAGGTTCCAGTGGACAAGTAACATGATACCTACCGAAATACTACGCACATTGTTACGCTATGACAGTACGTCTGGACAGCTAGTATGGCTACCTAGAGGGCTTCCGTCTTTTGACCGCAGGTTTGCGGGGCACGAAGCAGGCTGCGTTGCGGTAAAGCACGGGAAGCCGTACGTTGTTGTGTTCTACAAAGGGCATAACTACTCCGCGCACCGTCTTATCTGGCAGCTTGTGCACGATGAAATTCCCGAAGAGATAGATCACATAGACGGTTGCAGTACCAACAACGTACTCAGCAACCTACGGACTGCCACGCGTAGTGTAAACATGCGGAATAGGCGCATGAACGACAACAATACTACTGGGCACCCCGGTGTCTTCAATCGGGGGTACGCATGGCGTGCATATATAAGCCATGATGCGAAGCGTGTTTGGCTTGGTACATTTAAGACATACGAAGAAGCGGTCGCTGCCAGAAAAGCTGCTGAAGTTAAGTTTGAATACCACCCCTTGCACGGAACTGCGAAAGCAGTAGAATGAAGTAAGCCGTAGTCGCGGCAAGCGGCCTCCATCTGCATAGCGTTGGAGGTACATCACTGTTAAGGAAGATCATGGAAGTTGTGGATAACACCGCACTGCGTTTTCGCGTGCGCGATCCCGGCAAGTTCAAGATTATTCCCAAGCACCACGTTACCCCAGTCCAAGGTGGATATGAGGTCATGGTGTATTGGGGTCTTGACGAAGCACGGGTCTTGAAGAACTTGGGTTTCAAAGATATACCCTCGCCCATTGAGCGCAAGTACAACTGGCCGGGCCGGTACAAGCCGATGGCGCACCAGAAGGTAACCGCTGGGTTCCTCACCATGCACCGCCGTGCATTCGTGTTCAACGACCCCGGCACCGCAAAGACGATTAGCTCTTTGTGGGCGGCAGACTACCTGATGAACCGTGGCGAAATCCGGCGCGTGCTCATCATCTGCCCACTGTCCATCATGCACTCGGCATGGATGGGCGACATCAACAACAGCATCATCCATCGCAGCGCCATCGTGGCCCACCATGCGCAGGCATCGCGCCGTGCAGAGATGGTGCGGGGCAACTACGAGTTCGTGATCATCAACTACGATGGGCTGAACTTGGTGGCCGACGACATCATTGCTGACGGTCGCTTCGACCTCATCATCGTGGACGAGGCCAACGCCTACGCGCTGCCTACCACCAAGCGTTGGAAGACGTTGGCGAAGATTCTTCGCCCCGATACGTTCCTGTGGATGATGACAGGCACACCGGCTGCACAGTCGCCGGTAAATGCGTATGGGCTGGCGAAGCTGGTGAACCCCAGCGCCGTGCCGAACTACCTCACAGCGTGGCGCGACAAGGTGATGAACAAGATCACGATGTTCAAGTGGGCACCCAAGCCCAACGCCAAAGACTTGGTGTTCAACGCACTGCAACCGGCGATACGTTTCTCCAAGAAGGACTGCCTCGATCTGCCGCCCGTGTTGAAGACCACACGCGAAGTGCCGCTCACACCGATGCAGCAGAAGTATTACGACAAGATCAAGAACGAGATGCTGGTGGTGGCCGCAGGCCAAGTGATCAGCGCCGTGAACAAGGCGGCTGTCGTGAACAAGCTGTTGCAGATCAGTTGCGGTGGCGTGTACTCGGAAGATGGCGAAGTGGTAGTGTTCGATGCCAGCCCGCGCATGAAGCTGCTGTCGGAAATCTTGGAGGAGACAAACCGCAAGGTCATCATCTTCGCCACGTACCGCTCCAGCATCAGCGCCATCGAAGAGTACCTGACCAAGGCCGGGCATAACGTGGGCGTGATCCACGGTGGCGTGACGGCCAGCAAGCGCGGCGAGCTGATCAATGCGTTTCAGAACACCGACAGCCCCAACGTCATGGTCATGCAGGCGCAGGCAACGGCGCACGGTATCACGCTGACCGCTGCCGACACGGTGGTGTTCTTCGGCCCGCTCATGTCAGTGGAGTTGTACACGCAAGCTATCGCCCGTGCCGACCGCAAGGGGCAGACCTCTGACAAGGTGACTGTGATCCACATCGAGAGCAGCCCCATCGAGAAGAAGATGTTCAAAGCTATGGACGCCCGCGTCAACGACCATACGCTTCTCACCGAGATGTTTGACGAAGAACTGGGGATCAACAAATGAAAAAATAATTTGTAAAGAACTGGACAAAGTGTGTATAATCACACCACAACAAAAATTGGAGTGACATATGAAAGATGAAGATGAACTGACAACCGACCAGCAGATCGCGGTCTACAAAGATGTCGCTGACATCGCGGAGACTGGCGTGACGATGGATCGTCTGACGAAGGTGTACGTCAAAATCCGTGACAAGCGTGCTGAACTGACGCGCCTGTTCGAGACAGAAGATGCACGCCTTAAAGGTCAACAAGCCGAAGTCGCAGGCGCAATGAAGGACATCCTTCGTGCTGCTGGCGGCACGGGTATGAAGACCAACTTTGGTACGGTTACGTTGAAGACCACCATGCGCTTCTATGCGCAGGATTGGGATGCGATGTACCGTTTCATTCACGATAACGATGCAGGCTTCCTGCTGGAGAAGCGCATCGCGCAACGCAATATGTCCGAGTTCTTGGAAAAGAACCCCGGACTCGTACCGCCCGGACTGAACACCATGTCCGAGCTTGAAGTTAGTGTGACCAAACCCCGTAAGTAACCCTAGAGGAAATCATGAGCAACGTAGCTATTTTCAACCCCGCACAACTCCCTGCCTTTGCACGTAAGGGCGTTATCTCTGACGCAGCCAAAGCCCTCGCTGGTGGCGGCGGTCAATCCGGTAAGCGCATCTCCATCAAGGGCGGCGTGTTCCGTCTGATTGCCAATGGCAAGGAGGTCGCATCCATCGAAGACCGCTATCTGGATGTGGTCATCGTCAACACCGCACCCAAGGTGTCGCGCACTTATTACGTTGGCACCTATGTGGAAGGTCAGGCAACCGCACCCACCTGCTGGTCTGCTGACGGCGACAAGCCCGATGCCAGCATCAAGGCACCGCAGTGCGCCAACTGCGCTCAGTGCCCGCAGAACGTGAAGGGTTCCGGTCAAGGCGACTCGCGTGCCTGCCGCTTCAGCCAGCGCTTGGCTGTCGTGTTGGCAAACGATATGGAAGGTGATGTGATGCAGCTCACGCTGGCCGCCACTTCGATCTTCGGCAAGGCCGATGGCGAGAACCGTCCGCTGCAGGACTATGCCCGCAACCTGATCGCCCAAGGCGTTGACCCCACCATGCTGATCACCCGCATGAAGTTCGACACCAAGGCTCCGGTGCCCAAGCTGTTCTTCAAGCCCATGCGCTGGCTGACCGACGACGAGTTCGCCACCACCAGCGAGAAGGGCGCTTCGCCTGAAGCTATCAGTGCGATCACCATGACGGTATCGCAGCAGGACGGCGTGCAGCCTGCGGCTCCCGCTGGCTTCGGTATGGAGGGCGCACCGCCCAAGGCTAAGACCAAGGCCGCTCCTGCGCCCGAGCCGGAAGAGGAAGACGAAGCCCCAGCACCCGCACCTGCGAAGAAGGCAGCCAAGGCCAAACCCGCTCCGCTGCCCGCAGAGGATGACGAAGGCGAAACCGCTGAGCCGGTAGTCAAGGCTACACCTGTGAAGGCCGCTGCCGCAGCGCCCGCCAACGGCGTTGCCAAGACCTTGGCCGAGTGGGACGACGAGTAATTTTTTCGGGTGGCCCGAATCCGTAAAAGGATCAGGGCTGGTACACCACGCGCCTCTCGTGGAAAGCGCGTATAGACCGGGGCCACCCACCTTTTTAACCAATGGAGAATGACATGGACAACCAACATCAGAAAATCAAAGGCTACCGCGATCTCACCCAGATTGAGATTGACCTCATGAACGAGGGCAAGGCGCTTGCAGAGCAGTGCGGCGCGTACATCGCCAAGCTGCGCAAGATGCCTATGTCGCAAGTCGAAGGCCCGTGCGTACTGAATGACGGCACACCCACGCTGGATCAGCGCTGGATCAGCATCGGCGCAACAGAACTGCAGCAAGGCTTCATGGCCGTTATTCGCGGCATCGCACAACCAACAACTTTTTAAGGGACTGACATGAAATACACAATCGCAATCATCATCGCCGCCGCCGCACTGAGCGCCTGCAAGAAGGAAGAAGTTTCTTTTGACACGCTGGAGACGGCACGCACCCAAGGCAAGGCCAACGCTGAGTGGAACGCCCAAGGATATCGTGCAGCAAACCCGCAGTACGCCAACACTGCCATCGTCGCGCAGACTGACTCCAGCATGACACCAGACTGCCCGCAGGGCGACGGTTGGGCCAGCGTGAAGCTGGTCAGCAAGGACAACCCGGCCAACAAGCTCGGGCTGAAGTGCAGCACGGTGTCCGGTGCAGTGGGCTGTCTGACGGATCAGGAGTTCGCAACCAAGTCCTACGCCGGGGATGACGGGCGCTGCCAAGAAACCAGCAAAGTGCCGTTCCCTATCCCCAAGATTGCAAAATGATTATCATTGACATCCTTCTCCTGTTGGGTGTCTTTGTGGTAGCCATTGGGTGTCTATCCATTGGCTACTTCATCGGTAAATCTGTAGGTCGCAGCGGACACAAATGACATGGGTTACCACTTCAAAACGAAGCGGTTGGCTAAGCAGGCTTCCCAAGGACAGGGGACACGCTTAGCCAAACTCGCTGTATCAAAAGGGCTGTCTGTCCAACAGATCGCCACTATTACCGGCGCGTCACGCGCCACGGTTTACAACTGGTTTGCCGGGGCCGAAGTGTCGAAGGCGTATAAGGCTCATGTGCAGGCACTTATCCACAAGTTGCGCACAGGAACAGAAGAAGAAATCGTGGAATTGCAGGGCGCGAAGGCGTATATTCCACCCTTGCTTTTGATCTAGTTAGGGGATGACATGGCTTTGGATTTTCTGTCGGCGGTGCTGCCGACTACAGGGAAGTATTGCGTATTCACACTGCGCAACGGCAAGCCCTTCAAGCAGGTATTTGTAGACGACATCGACAATCTGTACGCAACGGCGCTCAACTTCAGCTCCCAGCGCCTCAACGTATTCCACGCGCTCGCTACCTTTGACGATAGCGGCACCAGAGAAGCCACCAGCGCCCGCTACATGCGGGCGTTGTTTCTCGATCTGGACTGCGGCAAGGAGTGGGTCGAAGAGAAGATGGTCAATGACACGCTCGTACCAGCACACTGGAAGGAGAAGTCGTTTGCCAGCAAGCGGGCGGCTGTGGAGCAGTTGCACGCGTTCCTGCAAAAGACCGACCTCAATGCGCTAGGAATGCCGTGGCTGGTTGACTCCGGCGGAGGCGTGCATGTGTACTTCCCCCTGCGCGAAGACGTGCCTATCGAGGCATGGCGGCCCGTGGCGGTGGCATTGAAGCGTGCTGCCAAGGCGTTCGGCTTTCCGATTGATGAGAAGGTCACGTCCGATGCCGCGCGTGTGCTGCGCACGCCGGGCACCAGCAACTGGAAGTATGGCGACCCCAAGGAGGTCGTTCTGCGCCAGCGTGGGGGTGTGTTTGATCTGGAGGCCATCGCCGCCTGCCTGAGCGAGCACGCCGCCCCAGTGCCCAAGCAAACAAGCACAGCAGTCATGATTCCCGGCAAGCGGCCCAGCACCGAGATGTCGCCAATCGCAAAGGCGATGGCAGGCAACAACGTCACGTACTTCAAGAACATCATGGTGCGCACCTCGCAGGGCACCGGGTGCCCGCAGTTGTCAGCCTACATCGACCGGGCCAGTGATGACGGCATGGAGCCGTTCTGGCGTGCATGGTTGTCCATAGCAAAGTATTGCGAAGACTCAGCCAAGGCATCCAAGATACTGAGCGACTTGCACCCGTACGACTACGATCGGATGAACACCAAGCTCAACGCCATCAAGGGGCCGTACTCCTGCTTGGCGATTGAGTCCGAGAACGAAGGCGGCTGCGATGGCTGCCCACACAAAGGCAAGATCACAAACCCATTGGCGCTGGGGCGTGTGGTCAAGACGGTGGAAGAAGAGACAGTCGTCCAGTATGCGCCCCAGACTGATGCCGAGTTGCCAGAACCCCAACAGAGCTATATCCGTCCGAAGCCACCACGCGGCTTTTCTTTCGGACAAAACGGCGGCCTCTATTACGAGAAACAGTCGGACAAACCCAACGAACCTCCCACGCTTATCATGCTCACGAACTACGACTTCTTTATGACGCGTATGTTCAGTGACGGCCCGCAGTACACAGCAGAGTTTGTTGCTGTGAAGAATAACGTCTTCTACTCCTTTGGAGTGCCGACAGACACGATGGGCGCATCCAAGGAAATCACCAAAGTGCTCGCCAAGAACAACGTGGTCGCTGTTGGCGGGGCTGGTTGCGATTCATATCTGGCGGCGTATGTCCGCGCCTGCGTGTCGGAAGCTAGTAGCACCGGCAAGCACGTCAATGTGCCGCCCCATCTGGGCTGGCAGTATGACGACTCCTTCGCCGTGGGCGACACGGTGTATAGCCCCAAGGGAGAAGCGCACGACTACACCTACAAGTCCGAGCGCCTTGAAAACGTGATCGACGCCACGCTGCCGCGCGGCACCTTCGAGAACTGGCGGCGTGTGTTTGAGATGATGATCAAGAAGGCATCCACCACGCCGCTGATGTGGGGCCATGTGTCGGCGGGCCTGATCGGGTTTGCCTCACCATTGATGCGCTTCGCACCGGACGGCGCAGACGCCATAACCTTCCACCTGTGCGGCAAGGAGTCGGGCGCTGGCAAGACGCTGGCATCGTTCATGGCGAACTCGGTGTGGGGCCACCCCAAGGGCATGATGGTCGGCAACAAGACCTCCGAGACAACCATGATGCAGCGGGCCGGTATGCTGCACAGCCTGCACATGCACGTCGATGAAGTGACCGACAAGAACCGCAAGTCCAAGGGCGAGTGGCTACCCAACTTCGTGTACGACTTCGGCCACGGAGCGCACAAGGTCAAGGGGTCGAACTCAGGCAACGCCGAGATCACGCAGAACTGCACATGGAAGTCCTTCAGCATGATCTCCTCCAACGACCCGCAGTTGGAAGCCATGATGGGGGCACGGGAGCACACATCGCTGGGCGAGGCCCGCCGGGTAATCGAGTGGAAGCTGCCAGCGAACTGGAAGATCAAGTGGACGCCCGAGGAAAGCGAAACAATCAAACTGATCAACGACAACTACGGCATTGCCGGGCGCAAGTGGATTCGGTGGTTGCAGAAGAATATGGACACCGCAGAAGAGGTGTTCCGCTGGGTCGAGAAGAACTGGCGTGAAGAAACTAAGGCGGATGACAACGAGCGCTTCTGGATATATGGCATCGTGTCCATCATCACTGCGGCCATCCTGCTCGGCCCCAAATACGCGAACATCCTGAACGTGCCGGTCAAGCCGATCTTCAATTTCCTGCACGGGCTGGTCAAGGACATGCGCTCCGTGATCAAGTCCAATATGTCTGACGCGCTGGATGTGCTGAACGCCTACACCCGCGAGTTCGTCGGCAACTTCGTGATGATTGACTGCAGCGCCGCCCAGAAGTTCAACCTGTCGCACCTTGTGCAGCCAGCCACCCGCACCAAGTCAGCCGTGCGGGGGCGCATCGAGTACGAGATCGCGCCGGGCTACAGCGACTACTACATCGAAATCAAGCTGCTCAAAATCCACTGCGCCGCCATCGGCTACAGCTATCTGGACTTCGAGCGCGAGCTGGGCAATATCCCCGGCGTGTCGGTCGGGCCGCCCGTGCGTAAGGACTTGCTGGCGCATACCGGTGGGCCTGCGATGCGCGTGCTGTGCCTGAAGATCACTATGGAGACGAAGCACGTTGAACCGCCTGACGTTGCCGTGGCACCGGTGTAAGCCGGGCGAGTCGTTCTTCGTGGCGTCCCTGCAGCCGTGGCTACTCGCCACGGCAGGCATCAAACAGGGCAAGAAGGTGTTGGGTAGTGCCGCCCCCATCCGTGCAAGGGTGGGGGCGTACAACGGTATGCTGGGCGTGCTGTTTACTGTAAAGCCGCCCCGACATTCTGAACCGCCGCCCGATACTGCTTCGCAATAGTTTGCTTGGCTTCGCGCAGCCGATCCAGTTTTTCCTGCTTGTCGGCACCTGACATATCAGGGGAGTTTGTGACGGCCTGTTCCGCCTTGGCAAGATTACGCAGGGCAGTCTGGAACTTCTGCATAGCCGGTGCAAGCGCGATGTCCTTCTTGTGCTGCTCAAAGTACGCCAGAGCTTCAGCCGAGCGACCGTCTTTCAGCTTCTTCGTGTAGGTGTCCTTGGCTTCAATAGAAGCGTTGGCCTGCTCATAGACGTGCGACACATCATCGTTAGTACGCTTGCCTTGGAAGAAACGCCCGATCAACGGTGTGTCGGAAGCATGGCCGGTAGGCTTCTCGCCCTTGCTGGCGTCCGCAAACGCTTGGTTAGTCATCGTGGCAACAGCTTGTGGGAACTGGCCCAGATAGGCGTTGGACAGATACTCGATCTGCATCGGTGACAGCTTCACACCCATGTCAACGAGATGCTTGGACATCGCCTTGGCGGCCTCCGTGGTGCGTTGGTTGTAGCGTTCCTCCGGCGACAAGTGTTCCATGCCCTTTGGCTCGATAGGCATACCGGTGCCGCTGTTGTAGTTGCGGCTGACATCGTACGTACCTTTGAACAACTGAGGCATGATGCTGCCGTTGCCCGGCAACTGGTTGGCAAACAACTCGCGTACAGTCTTCCAGTCTTCTGGCGAAAAGTCATTGCGCATGGACTCCACAATAGCCACCGGCAGCGAGTAGAACGCCATGCCTGTTTCAAACGGAGCGGGGAAGCGCAGCGGCTCGTCCGTGGGGCTGAGCCACTTGGGGAAGTGAATGTAATTCACCTTGTCGCGCAGCGACATCTTTTGCCAATCAGGGTCGTCTTCCATAATCATGGCATAGGTGAACGCCATGCCAGCCAACCCCATAGCGCGTGCGTAGAATTTGTTCTTGGAGTCCAGCAACTCGCTGGTGCCCATCTTGCCTTGGGCAGACTTCGCCATGACGTTCAAGCCCTGAATCTGGGCGTTGAAGAACGGGATCATGCGGGTGATCATCTGCATCGTGCTGGACGAACCGCGCTTGGTAAAGTTCTGCATTTCGCGGGCACCCAGCGCAGCCTCGACTTCGGAGCCGCCGGAGTTGAGCACATCGCGGTAGTGCTGCTCGCGCGTGGCAGCGTCAGCGGTCATGGCGGCGTGATCCAGTCCGGCCATAAAGCGTGAGAACGCGCCTTGATTCTTACCGGCGATTTGCATGTACACCTTTTTCATGTCCTCCGGTGTACCGTTGAACACTTGGCTGTGCAGCACACCCATCTTTGCCAGCGCCTGCGCATCCGCGCTCTTGCCAGTCAGATTACCGGTGAAGTTGCCAATCGTCTTGATGGCGGCTGCCACAGGGTTGGCCTTCAGGTTGCCTAGCATCGCCGCGTTGAATGGGTCTTTGATGGCCTGCGAAACGAGGTACGTTGGCATACGGGTCACACCCGAGCGCAGGATGTCGCTGGCCCAACCAGCCACCTTCAGGAATGACGGTAGCGTGGCGTAGGAACCGGCAACGCTTTGTGCCAACAGCTCGGTTGGGATGTATTCGGCAGCGGTGCCCTTGGTGTCGATCACAATGTGCCGCCAGCCATCGTCGTCCGAACCGTTGCGTTTTGCAAGCAGCGCGTCAAGTTCCGCTTTTGTGCGCTCCAGTTCTTTTACTTGCGCCGCACTGCCCCCGTTGTCCAACGCCTTCTCTGCGGCCTCGCGTTGTTCCATTTTTTCGGCAATGGCCTTATTCAGCTCTTGCAGTTTTTCGCCCGTAGGGCGCATCGGGGCTTGGCGGAAGCGCATCACGTCCTGCCCGGCACCACCCTTGCCGCGTTGAATCTGCATGACACCGGCCTTGGAGCCAAGGTCTTGCAGCGCGTAGGCGATCCGCTTGCTGGACAGGTTGCGCATGGCAAGGCCGGTAAGCACACCAGCGTTCTTGAATGCGGCGTCTTCAAACGGCATGAGCTTCTGGTCGCCGCCAACAAGCGAGTGCAGGAACGGTTGGCTGCGAATGTCGCCAAGCGAGATTGGGTGGCCGTCAGGCATCAAGACGTCAATCGAGTCGCCGTTGACGCGGTAGAACGGTACGTACTCCTTGTCGGCAAGCATGGCGTTTGCCACGGCTTCCGGTAATGCGTGGGTATCCTTGGCGAACTGCACCAGCCCGCGATTGAACTCGTTGTACGTGTCCTTGGCCTTGTCGAACGCGGCTTTCATCTTGGGGTCAGCGTTGATGGCCGCGAGTGCCGCGCGACCGTCTTTCTCGGCCTGCACCGGGTCTTTGAAGTTCAGCTTGTCCCAGCCTACCTTCATGCCGCGCAACGCCATCATGCCGCCGTAGAACGTATTGGTCTTGGCGCGGGCGTCACCGCCGGGGATATCGCTGATGGCCTTGGTCACGTCAACAAACGAAGCGGAATGGCCGGAGGTTACCTGATCGTAGTTTTTCGCGTCCTTGGTGATCTTGAACCCACCGTTGGACAGTACAGCCCGCACCATACTGGTCAGATCGTCGGTGTTGGACAGGTCGTAGAGCGCCTGCGTGCCCAGCTTTTTGTCGCCCAGCATGAGCGCCCGGCGCAGTGAGGCACGCATATCCACTACAGCCTGCTCGACCGCAAGCCCCAGATGGGACTTGGATGCGTTCAGTTTCGCCAGCTTACCGCGCTCATCGGTATATTGGCGACCGAAGGCTTCGGCAGCGTTTTGGGCAGGTTTGCTACGGTAGAGCACATCGCTTCCGCCCCCACCGCCTCCGCCACCGCCCGGCCCGCGTTCAATGAAGCGGCGGGCATTTGCCACGATCTGGCGCACTTCGCCATCGCTGACGTGCTTGATACCAAACGCCTTGAACAGCGCGGCCTTGACGGCGTAGAAGAAACGCTTGACGGCGCTGTACTCTGGGTTGGTTTCTGCCATGTCGGCCAGCACTTCTTCGACCGCAACCTCATGCGTGATGTTCGGGTCTTTCTCCATCTGCTGGCGGGCTTTCTCGGCAACGTCCTTGTTGCCAGCGGCCAGCCGCTGCATGGTTTCGTTGTAGGCGTCACCCAACAGGCCGCGCAAGCCACGGTGACCTGCAATCTCGTGCATCACAGTGAGCTGGGCATCGTGCGCACCGCGCACATCGTCCGCGATCAGGTAAACCTTGCCGGACTTGCTATCGTGCAGCCCCGGCACGCGTTGTGCGCCATTTTCTTTGTGCAAGCGGATGCGGCCTTGGATGCGCAGGGGCAGCTCAGACTCGTTCTGTACGACAACAACTTCGGGGGCGTTCTTCCAGCCCTTGGTTGTCTCATCCACGACCTTTTGCACGTCACCCTTATCCATGCCCGCCGGGGCTTTGGAATCGGAGCGGAACAGGATGTTGTGATCCATGTCGTTCCAGACTTCTTCATCCTGCGGGGTGTCAAGCCCGTTTTCCCAGTCATCAATAGCAGACGGTTCTTTCTTTTCGGGGGCGGCTTTCTTACGCCCCTTTTTCTTGGGCGCTTCGGACGGACGCTCGACAGGCTGTTCGACAGTTTTCTTGCCCTTAAAGGCGGCTGCAGCAGCGTTGCTTGCTGCAATCTCTTCCTTGTTGCGGTCTTCCAAGGCGCTGCTAGAAACCTCTTTTGCAATGGCTCCTTCGTCCAGCGCTTTCGTGGTACGTATCACTTCGCTGTTAGCCAGATTGCGTTCAACAATGGCGTTTTCTAGGCGCTTCTGCAGCACCTTGAACTCATCCACGCTGACCTTTCCACGCGCATCGTTCAACCGTTGTTTTGCTGCCTTCAATGCGGCCTGCTTCTCATCGGCTGACTGGACGGCCATGTCATGCTGTTCTTGGGCGCTCATGCGCTTTTCAGCTACAACGTCAGCCATTGTCTTGGCGATCTTGTTTGACTTCTTGATCTCGCCCTTGCCAAAGGTGCGGTTGTTCTCACGCGGCTTGCCACCTTGCTGGATGGGGTTCTGCGTATCGCTGACGCCCTTGTTGGACAGCTCAGCACTTTCAGGGGTGCCCGCACGCATACGAGAGCTGACAGTTTCTTTCTTGTAGTACGGGCCGATCTTGCGTTCGGGCATACGGCCGGTCAACTGCATGGACAGGCGGTTACGCTCGCGCAGCAGCTTCACGCGCTCGCGGCGGTTTGTCTCGGTGTCGAGCTGGTCTTCAATCTCGGCATACCGAATGGTGGCTTCTTCTGGGTCGAAGCCCCGGCGCTTCATAGCAACATCAGCGCGTTCTGAGTCGGACAACTTGGCCCACTCTTCTGCGGTGTACCGCTTGCCTTCGGCATTCCAGCTAACGCCGATTTCGCTGGTTTCGATACCACGCGCGAGCCGCCGTGTTTCTTGCAGCTCTTCAAGAATGTTCTTTTGCTTTTTGAGTTCGTCGCGGCGGCTGGTGTAATCAGATGCTTTTTTGTCGGTCGCATCGAACTCTGCCTGCAAGCGAGCAACATTTTTTGCCTGCGCCGTCAGTTTCTCATCCAGCTTCTCGATCTTGCCGGTGCTGGCGTCCAGCACCGCCTGATACCGCTCTTTGGTCGCCTTGGCTTCGGAGCGATCCGAACGCAGATTGTTCCGCGCTTGGGTGAGCTTTTTCTTGTCTTCTTCGCTAACACCCTCACGCGCGAGCGCGGCGTCGAGGTTGTCGATCTGCTCCTTCATTTCGGCATCATTTGCCTCGTGGTCAGCGAGGAAGTTGCGCATCTTGCGCTGCTTCTCAAAAGACACAACGCGGCTGTCGCCTTGGCGCATGTACTCGGGCAGCTCTTCCGGCTGCCAGCCGCGCTCATTACCGGCCTTGCGTTCCGCAGCATCGCGCTCTTCGCGGTCATGCTGGGTTTCTTCCAACTGCAGTGTGCGCTCATCACGCGCACGTTGCACCGAGTCCAGCAGCTCGGACACTTTTGCCTTGGCGGTACCAAGGCGCTCGTTCAACCCCTGCATAGCCTTGATATACGCTTCGCGTGCCGGGCCGTGCAGTTTGTTGAGACGCCGGAGCTGCCATGCACGCAGCTTGACTTTCTTGTTCAGCCCGGTGGCGCGGGCGGCTTCGGCCTTGGTTGCAGCGGCTTCGGCTTCTGCGCGGGTGCGTTCAACATCTGCAAACTCTTGGCTGCCACGCACAGCAGTGCTGCGTTTTTGGCCGCGCAAGATGCGCTTGAACTCAGGGCTAGAGCGCAGCTTGGTGTCGGCCTGATCCAGTGCACGGCCAAGCTCGACGGCATGATCCATCACCTTGGACAGCCGCTCTTGCATCAAACGGTTTTCACCAAGCAGGCGAGCCACAAGGGGGTCGTTGCCTGTGTACATGCGCTCGAACCGCTGCGACAGTTCCGAGACAATGCGCTGCTGCGCCCGCATATCGTCCCAATTTTTCTTGGTGGCTTCGCGGTTTTGTTTGTTTGCGAGAGAAAACTCCGCCTCTGTTTTCTCACGCGGGAGCTGCATACGCTGTTTCAGCGTGTCGGCCACGCCGAACTGCTCAACCTGCGCCTCAAAATTTTCCTTTGTGGCGGGAAGATCGGACAATTCCTTCAAACGCTCGACAGCAACTTTCAGTGCTTGGGCATTAAGCGCCATTGACGGATCGCCGTGGCGAAACAGCATGGTGCTGTTGTCGGCAATAGAGCCACTCAGCTCCGTGTAGTAGTCAAGTGTGCGTTTCAGCTTGGCCTGCACATCACGCATCTCGCCACGCAGCGGCTCCAGCTCGGCATCGAGCTTTGCCTTGACTGCGTTCAGGCGTTCCAGCGCGGCTTCGTGTGCGGCGTCTGCGGCGGTGTCGCGCAACGTGACGCCGGGAAAATTGCGGGCATCGCGCAGGCTCTGTTTGTGCGCCTCTTCGGCGGCATCGCGCTGCTTGGCAACGGAGTCGTACTTCTCCTGCTCTGCACGGATGTTCTCTTCCAGCTTGTCGATGCGGCGTTGCAGCTTCTCCACACGGCGCATGTTGCGCTGTGCTGTGTCGCCGGTAAGCCCCAGCGATTGGCGCAGCTTGCTGAGCACGTTGCCGCCGAGGTAGCGCAGCATCTCGGCCGGGGTGGAGAAGATTTGCCCACGCCCGTGCTCGCCAGAGAACATCTCGCCCTGCGCCGGGCCTTCGTCCGACCGCTTGCCCTGCTCCAGCCGATCCAGCTCGTTCGCGATCTCGCGGCTGCGCCCGACATCGGCATTCACTTCATCAGCTACCGGGCGCGTGGCACGCCGGGTGCGCAGGCCGTGAATCCACTCGGCCGCCATTTCGGCGCGGTTTGGGTCGGCAGAAAACGCCTTCAAGTTGTCCGACAGGCGTTGCACAAGTGCCTGCTGCTCGGCAGGAAGGTCGCGCGGTAGTGCGCGGATTTGCTCTTCCAAGTAGGGTAGGGGGACGTACGGCCCCTGCTCGCCGCGCTCTGCGGCTTCGGCACGATGCGCCATGAGCGGAGTGCCTTCTGCGGCGCGATCTTGCGCGGCTTGCACGCCTTCGGTCTTGCCGATACCCCACTGCTCTTGCAGGGCGGTGCCAGCTTCGTTCTGCTCAGGCTTGTTGCGGCCACGGAAACCCTTCAGGCGTTCAATGACTTCGCGTTGTTTTTCCCGGCTGGAGTCCAGCAGGCTCTGTTGCAGCCGCACGGTATCGCTGTCGCGAGAGGCTTGTGCCGCCTGCAGTGTGTTGCGGATTTTCGCTTCGTTGTCCTGCTCGGCCTTCAGATCGGCAAGGAGGGAATCGCGTGTGGCCGTGTTCGTACGAAGGCGCTCCGGCTCGCCAACAGGCAAAGTATGTTGGTCACCAATCGGCCCGCGCCCTGCGGCTTGGCGCTGGGTTGTCTCGATCTCGGTACCGGTGCGGCGCTCTTGCAACCACTGCTCGCCCTCTGTTTTTGTCGGGCGCGTCACAGGCTTCTCGCCAGACTCCATTACTTCAGTAGCGGTCGGTGCGTTGCGCTGCGCTTGCAGATCATCTTGTTCTGCTTTTACCCGCGCGGCTTCAGCGTCTTGACGCGCCTGCCGCTCTTTGAATTCGGCAATCTGCTCCGCCACAGTACGGCGAAGCGGGGCCGCCTGCTCGCCGGACTCCATGACTTCGGTTGCCGTGGGCACGTTGCGCTGGGCTTCGCGCTCCGTCTGCAGCTCGTTCAGTTTGGACTGAATGTCGGCAGCTTCTTGTACAAGCGCGTCATGGTCATCCATGCGCTTTTCATCCCACGCCTTGTCGATCTGGCCCTTCTTGGCAGCGCCCTTGGCTTTGGGGTCGCCGTGCAGCCATGCAAGACGTGCTTGTAGCTGATCTTCTGTCTGTTCGACAGGAGCGGCGACGGCCTCCGGCTTTTTCCCCAGCTCCGGGTTTTGCAAGATGCTTTGCTGCAACGCTTCCTGCTCTTTGAACGTGGCTGTATGCCGCAGTACAGCATCATAGTCACCCGCCGCTTTGGCAGCGGCGCGGTCGGCAGCGGCTTGCACCTTGGCAGCTTCCGCCTCGTCGTGCTGCGCCCAGAGCTGTTCGTTGGTGGGCCGGGCCGGGCTGACATCCATCTCGGTCGGCTGCGTCAGCTCCGAGTAAGGGGTGGGGGCGTTTAACTCTTCTTGCCGCTTGGCTTCTGCGGCTGCTGCGGCCTGCTGCTTCGCGGCTTCGGCACGCTGGGGCGCTTCCATCGCATGGTGCACACCGCGCAACCCGGCAAACGACAGTGCGCCTGCGGCGGCTTCCTTTGGGTCAACGAACAACGACTTGTCGTTCTCCCTCTGGTTGGCAAAGTCAATACTCTTCTCCAGCAAGCGGCTGGCTTCGGGAAAAACCGCGCCTTCGGCAGCGGCCATACCCATCTTGCCAAGCACACCTTCACCGACCTGCAGCGCCTTGGGCAAAATCTTGCCGCCGGAGCCGATGATCTTCCCGCCGATGGTAGCCATACCGGCTTCCGCAAAGGCGTGCTGCAGCGCCACACCGGTTGACGCACCGGCTTCTTTTTGGGCGTTGTAGGTGTCACGGAACGCGGGGATGCCAAAGAACCCAGCGTTGGCTAGGTTTGCCAACAACAGCGAAGCGCCCCCGGTGACGGGGGCAGCCGCAGCGCCCAGCGCTTCGATACCAAGCGCGGGGGCCATAGTGCCCGCGCCAGAGGCTGCCATACCGGCCAGCGTGTCACCACCATTTTCCTTTTGCCACTGACGCACTTCCTCGCGCTTTTTGTCGAGGTATTTAGTCAGGTCTTCGGACGGCGACACCGCCGCGCCAAAGCCGAGTCCTGCCTCGGCAACACCGCCCAACAGATTGCTGCCAACGGTCTTCAGCGTGCTGGGTTCGGCCTTTTGTACCGGGGGAAACTGTCGCGCAATTACCTTCGCCGCCTCCTCCGGTGTTACGTTGTCAGGAAATTCTGCGTTCGTTCCATCGGGGAGCGCGACAAGGTACGACATACTAAATGGCCTCTAGTTTTCCAGTCTGCGGATTGTATTTCATGGACGGTTTTGCGCCACCTGCTGCCCCGGCGCCAGAATCGGCGGACACCCCGTGTAGTTTTGCCAAGTGCGAGCGCCACATACCGATCTCATTTTGCAGTGCGGTGCGGCGTGCGGCAAGATTCTTGTCAGCCATCGCCATGCCCGGATCAATCTTGTCCAGTTCTGTCGTCAGGTCGCGCATGACAGCCACAGTCTCCTGCGCTTGTGCGCGGATCTCGGCGGCCTTGGCAGCTTGACTCGTGTTTGCGGCATTTGCCATGCGCTCGCGCATTGCTTGCAGGCGCTCATCAGCGGCGTACCGCGCAGCTTCGGCACGTTGTGCAGCGCTTTCGATGCGCCCAGACTCGCTGGCACCGGCGGTAAGCGCCGTGCCAAGCAGGCGGGCTGCGTCGGAGTAGCCTTGTTGCCCAGCCTTGGCAACGCCTGTATTTGCGGCGATTTGGGCTGTGCCCACTGCGTTCAACAGTTTGTCGATGCCCTCTTGGTTCGTGACATCTTCCGCGCCCCACTTGGTCTTAGCATCACTGTAGCGGTTTGCGCCGCCCAGCATCTGCATACCCATACCACCCCAGCCGGGACGGCTTTCGGCAATACCGCGCAAGAACTCGTACGTCGGGTTACGCAACCCTTTTTGCTGCTCTTGCAGTTGCTGCAGCGCAAGCGCCCGTTGTTTCTGCTCGTCAAGAATAGGCTGTGCGCCGACCGTAGTACGCTCGTAGTCGGCGGCGCGGTTTTGCGAGGCAAGCGGGTCTGCCCCCAACTGTTGCAACAGAATCTTCTGGTAGTCCTGTGTGAACTTGGAGTCGGCCGGAGACAGGTGTGACGAACCCGCGCCGGGGGCTGCTTGCCCACTTACCGCCATCGGGCCACCGGCAGCTTCCGGGTGCTTCGCCATGTACAGAGATAGCGCACGTTGTGCTTCTGCGTTGGGGGAGGCTGCGTCCGACCGGTACAAAGACGGGGTGCGGCGAGTGCGGTCATCCACCGCCGGTGCAGTGCTCGCGGCGTCTGCAAGCGCAGCGATGCCACGCTTGGTTTCGTTGTCGTAGTTGCGCGATCCTTTTAGGTTCTGCAGCACGTACTGCGCATCCTTGTATTGCGATGCGGGGGAGAAGGCGTAGCCCAACGGCCCGGCAGCCGTGTCTGCGGCTTTTTGCTGTGCTTCTTCCAATGCTCGCTGGTCGCGTGCGGCCTGCGCTATGGCATTGATACGCTTCTCTTCCGCTGCCCGCTCCCCTTTGGCCGTGTCGTACGGCTTGGTGAACGCCTGCCAGTCTTTTGACAACTGCGAGGTGTCGCCGTCAACAACTTGATCTTCGTCTTCCCCGCTAAACGCCACAATCCCGCCGCCAGCTAGGTGCTGGCCGACACCAGAAGGCAGATGATCAACGCCACCACTTTGCGGAGCGCCACCCTGCTGCGCCAGCGCCTGCAGCCCTTGCTGCTGTTGTGCTTGTTGCGCCTGCGCACCCAGCTTCTGCTGGATGTCGCTGCGTGCGTTACCAACCGCCTGATCGCGCAACTGACTCACGATGTCCGGCTTCTGCCCGCCTTGCTGCATAGCGAGTTGATTCTTTGCAGCAGTCTGTTGCTGCAAGACCATTTGTAACGCCAACGCGTCAACCAGATCGTTAGGCAGCCCTTGTGGGCCAGCGCCTTGCTTCTGGACTTTTTGTTGCAGCGGCTGCGGGTTGCCTTGGTAGGCGGCAGCAATTCCTTGGGGGGAAGGTAGTGTGTTCATGGCTTACTGCTGGTTAAGGCTTTTTCACGTTGCCGCTGATTGCGTTGAGGAAGTCAGAAATCTGTGCACCGGTAGCGCCCATACCCGCGAGCTGCTGCATGAGGGACGGCTGTGCTTGGTTGTACTGTTGTGCCGTGATCGGCAGCCCTTGGAGCATAGACTGTTTGAACTGCAGCATCTTGTATGGGTTGTCGCGGGCTTCGTTGAACGCGTTGATGTCTGCGGTAATACCCTGCTGCGTAATATCGCGCTGTGTGCTACCTGCCTTCATCAAGGCGTCGAGGTTGTTGATGCCTGCTTGGTTCTGCTGTACGCCCATATTGCCTTGCGTCTGTGTAGCTTGCAGAGCGGTGTTGAGTCCTTGTAACCCATAGTTGGCCCCGAATTGTTTGGACTGCTCGGCTGCCTGCTGGGCTGCAAGACCGTACTGTGCAGTGGACTGCGCCCCTGTCATTGCTTGTCCAGCGCCAAACTGGCGGGACTGCTCGTTGGCCTTTTGTACATCCACGCCACGGTTTTGATCCGCGTTGAATTGGGCAGTCGCTGCATCGTACGCATTCTTATAGCCAGTACCCAATGCCGACTCCATAGAGTTCAGCATGTTGCGCTGATTTTCCGAAGTCAACAGGGCTTGGCGATCGCCGCCAAACGCGCCCGCACCGACCATCTTGGCATCATTACCCATTTGTGTGATCTGCGACTGACGGCGCAGCTCGTCCAACTGCGGGTTCAACGCCGCAGCTAGGTAGGGGTTCATGTACTTCTGGGCAGCCGAGGTATCGAAGTTGCCTGCAGTTATGTTGCTGGCCTGATACGCGCCGGGAGCGGTGAATTGGTTCCCAAAAGATGTCGGGCTATAGCTGAGCCCTTGCGCTTTGGACGCAATGTTCCCGGCGGTTGCTGCTGACTGCCCGATGGAAGCGGGAGTGGATAGACCGGAGGCTTGCTGGAACCCTTGCTTTTGCAAGTCGGATGCACCGGCAGAAAGGGTTCCTTGGTATGCTTCATACGGCTTGGATGCCAGTGCATCTGCCTTGCCCAGCATGTCAGTAACATACGGCCCGGCCCAGTTGGATAGGCTGGACTCTATGCCGTTGGCACCCGTAGGTACAGTCGTAGTATCACCGCCAGCAGCAAACCCGCGAACGCCACCACCCGCAGCCAGCTTTGCCAATCCGCCCGGCATAAATTTGTCGGGGTTGATCTGCTTGCCTTGCTTCTTGGTGCCGGTGCGTGCCATACGAATCTTGTCCATCATGGCGTAAAGCTTCTTGGCCCCAGCATCGGAGTTGCCATTGCCAAGATGGGATACCACATCAGCAGGAATGACAAACTCGCCATGACTCAGTGCGGCGGGCTGGTTGCCGTCGATATGCGCAGGCAGATCGTCAGCCATGCCGTCCGTGGCACCTTGAAGATAGCGTCCTGTTCGGCCGCCTGCTGCGTAACCAACACCAATATCTCCGGGCATCAAGCCACCACCGGCGGCCTTCACATACTTAGTATCACCAAAGTAGTCGCGGCTTTGTGCGCCTCCGCTGAGAATATCGGCTGTGGACAGTTTGGGCATTGCTTTGCGCTCGCGCGACACTTCGTACTTGGGAATACCGCCGAGGTAGCCTACTGGCTGACCTGTGGAACTGCTCAAAAATTTGTTCAGATTGCCGCCAGTTAGGGCGTCAATACCGCCGATAGCCGTAGCAATACCAGCGATTTTCTTGGGGTCGTACTTGCCGTCTGTCTTCAAGTAGTTGAGCACATTGTCCCAAGAGCTTGGCTTAGCCCCCGCGCTTGTGCTGGTATCGCCGGAAATGTCAGAAATTCCAGAGTAACCACCGCCGGAAGTGGTGCCCTCGGTAGGCGCGTATGCATTTGGATTGGTGCCCGGAATATTGGGCGGCGATGGGTTGTTCGCGCTGCCCCCAGTTACCTGCTCACCAGTAAGCGGTGCGCCGATGGTTCCCCAGTTATATGGAGCCGCCTGCTCGTCAGGGGTGCCGTCGTCGTAGTAGTCCGTATTCTGTACGGGATCGCCGTTTTCATCATACGTGATGTAGGTGTAGGGCACCTTTGCCATAGCTTATCTCCTTAACAGGTGGATTAGGTCTTCAATCGAGCCACCTGAACTTGCTTGCACGGGGTGTCTTGAAAACGGATTGTCAAGCGTACCGAACGGGTTTACCGTGGATTTTATGTCCACAAGTGGGGTTTGAACAGGCTGCGCTTGCTGTTCCGGCTGCTGCATCATCTGCATCATCATGAACTGCCGGTATGCATCATTTGTCGGGGCTGGCGGCGTTGCAGGCGCAGTGGTAGTACCCGTAGGTACAGTGCCGGTAGGGCCGGTAGGGCCGGTAGGGCCGGTAGGGCCGGTAGGGCTGGACTTAGGGCCGCCGGTAATGATGTCTGATACGGTCTTTGCGGTTGTTCCAGTAATGGCGGAGTCAACAAGCCCGCTGAAGTCGCCATTTGCCAGTTTTGTCAGCGTGTCTACAGGCAGGCCGATCGTTTTGCCAATAGCAGAACCCACGCCTTTTTCAATGCCAGAAACCACTGACTTCGGTAGTACGTCAGACAATGAAGTCGTTGCTTCTGCAGGAAACACCCCGGCAGAATCGGCAATGTGCGTGCCACCAGTGATAAACGGCTCCGCGCTTTCCGGCGCGGCAGTGGCGGCTGTTGTAGTGGCTGGGCTTAGCGCATTCACTGCGTTACCAAGTCCGTAAGAAACTAACCCAGTAGTAAGCCCCGCGCCAACATCACCGTGCTGAGACGTTTGGTTCACACCCAGTATGGCCGCAGTTGTGGCGGGGTCAATGCCGTTGGCCGCAGCAATAGCTGTGATGGCGGCCTGCCCGATTGGGTTCTCTGCGACGGCTTTGCTTACGCCGGAGACAATATCACTTGCGGCGCTACCAAGGCCGCTGATGAAGTCGCCAATTCCACCGAACAAACCGCCACCAGAGGATGGGCGGTAGGTTGCGCCCTGTTTCCCGGCGATATCGAACTGCGTAAACGTCCCATCATGGTTGTCGCGCACGAAGCCGGTAATGTTAGACCTGTCGTCCCGCATACCATTGCGGCCGTCAATTTGGCCGTACTGGGTTGTGACACTACCGCTACCAAGCAGATTTTTGATCGGCTCCGAGTTCAAGTACGCCTGCATGGCGTTGGCGTTCAGCGCGGCAACTGCGCTGTTAAACCCTACGCTATCGAAGTCGCGGTTTCGTCCTCCGCCTGAGGTGTACTGCTTACGTAGCTCCTCGACCTGATCGTAGGATGCCTTGAACAGGGAAGTCCCGTAAGCCTTGCGAGCAGCTTCCGCCTGCGCCGCGGGCGTAGCGGGTGTACCGTCCTGATAACGTCCTCCACCACCGGGCATAAGCTACTCCTGAAAAAAGGTCGGCATCATGTTGGTGCGGACACAAAAGATAATGTTACTACTGAGGACGGAACGCTTGGCCGCACAAAGGGGAGCGTAGCGTTCGTATAAGCCTCGATATTAAGTCCTGTGGCGTCGGCTGCAACAATCAGCTCAATATAGTCGTTCGCCACCAAATTGACAAAGAAATTGCACGCGCCGATTGCGTATCCGTTGGTGCCGCCGTGGGATGCCACTACCGCCCATGTACTAGCGGTACCCGCCACATCGGCCCCGTTTTTACGTATCCAAACCCACGCATCTATGATCTGCGCGGTTGTGTTCTCAAACTGCAAGCTGAACTGGCAATTATAGATACCGTCCTGTGCAACGGTCATCTTGTTTGAGGCAAGCGTAACTCCGTTTCCATAGTCCGTGGTGTTCAGAACAACCACGTAGGGGGTGCTGGCGGCCGCAAGCGACTGCGTTGCCGAGTTACTGAAAGCCCCATAGGGGTTGTTCAAGATTCTCCCGCCGCGCGTACCCAGCAAGGTACTGAAGGCCGCATCCACTTGGTTGAAGTACAGCCGAAGGGTATTGACGATCCGGTTGAATGGCGTTGACTCATACTCGTCCGGCACCTGCGCAAGCGCAGGGGACTTTACGAGCGGTACGCGGCGGGTTGTCATGCCTACCGGCGACCGTCAGGTCGGATGTCGATACGTGGGGCACCAAGCTGCCACGTTGTACCGAGCTGGTTAGTCTCGATCTTGAACGCCATCTGCCGCCCGCGCACGCGGATGTACAACTGCCCGGTGAACTGCTCGATGGTAACCGTGGAGGTACGCACCACACTGCCGCTTGCCGAGCCAGCCACCGACATAGGGTTGTTGTAGCCAGAGCCAGAGTTCTGCATCGGCATGAGCGTCATGGTGGCTGTAGGGGCTGCATTTGTCGAGCCGTCGAACGTCATGTCTGGGATCAGCCGCCACACGAAGCCAAAGTTGTGGCCGTCATCAATATCAAATTCCGAAGTGACAATGTAGGCGTCGATCGGCTGCGGGACACCGGACTCGTTATCGTCCAGCCCCGTTTCATGGGTGACGATGTTCTGACTGTAGGTTGCAGCGATAGGTTGTGTAGTAACACCGGAGTCCAGCCAAGCCGTACGTGCCATCGAGCCGTAGTACCACGCATCCTCAACGTAGTTGTACACAACGTACCGATTCACCGTTGTCGAGCCTGATGTGCAATAGAACCACCAGATTTCGTTAAACCCCTCGTTAGTCGCGCCAAAGATTTGGTACGCCTCCTGCTGGTTGATGTCGGAAAATATGAACTGGCGCAAGTCGCAGCGCAACGTAGAGACGTGGCCGTCGTACTTGTAGAACTTGTCCACGCCCATCCAGTAGGTAACCCCGGCCGCCACTGCTTGCGCGTTGGGGCTGATGATCGTGATGGCGTCGGCCAGCAACTGCACACTCCACACCGCTGGGTAGCCGACGTACTGCATGGAATACATGGACGAGTCTGTCCAGATCAAAATTTCCTGCCGGGTCTGCAGGGTAGCTACGATCTCGTAGCCGTGCGACAGGCGGATGCCGCCCGCTTGGTTTGTGGCCGCTGGTGTCCACATGGTCACCGACTCTTGATCCGACCAGCGGATGTACATCGGGTCTTGCACGGCTGAGCCAATGGTGTTGGTACCGAATGCAATGACAAACCGGGACACATCCGACACTACAACATTGAGTGCCACTACCGGCGGATCAGATGCGCCGGGAAGCGATGTGATGTTCACAGCTCGCGCGGACAGGCCGCCCGAGGCCGTCCAGTAGTAAATCGCGCCGTAGCGGGGGTTGAACAGTAGGTTCTCGCCAAAGTTGCACTGCGTCCAGAGGCGCAGCTTCTCCACGGCGGTTTGCCCAAAGCCCCATGTGCCGTAGCCCCAGTTACCCGCACCCCAGCCGACAACCGCAACGGTAGAGGCGTATCCGGGGTTGATCTGGTAGGCCGCAGACACCGCCGCGCCGCCACCCGGCGAGCCAGTAACGTCCGCTGCGATAGCGGTGGCTGCCACGGTAATGGTGTAGGTGTTCACGCCCACATAGGTGAGCTGGTACTCCTTATTGAGCACCGTTGCAGTGATGTTGCCGCCAAGGCCCGCAGCCCCGGAGAATGTCACAAACGCACCATCCAGCGCACCGTGTGCAGCCGCCGTAACGGTAATCACCGAAGACCCAAGCGTTGCCCGGAAGGGGTTAGCCGCCAGCGTGACCGTTGTACGTAATGGGGTTACGTCATAGTAAGCCGTGCCGGACTCGATGTAGAACTTCAGGTTGGTGCCGACACCGGTATAGCGGAACTGGGCCAGCGTCACCCATTGGAAAAGCGAGCGGCACACTCCAAGAAATGTATTTGCAGAAGTACGCACCCAACCGCCAATTTTCTCGGGAGTACCTTGGCGGAACCGTACCTTGTCCGACTCAAAATACCCGCCTTCATTGGTGTATCGGGTGTTCTCCCGGTTTACGCCGGGCTTAAACTGCAGCTTTTTTAAGGGCATGGCGCATCCTATTTGGTTGGCTGAGCCTGCGCCAGCAGCTCGGTCTTACGCTGACTGTTGGAGTTGGAGCCGAACCAAAAGCCCAGAACCATGATAAGCGCGGAATCCATTGTACCCAGAACACGCCCAATAATGATAGGGTCTGCGTTGGCTGGCATGGCGTGGAACAGCAGCAAACCTTCGGCTGTGAGCGTGATCAGGACGATCAACCAAGTCAGCAAGCTGGGGGTGATACTGTGCGTCTGGATAGCCATGTTCCGCGCGGAGTCGCGGTCTTTGAACTCAAGCTCGGCAAACTTGAACCCGTTGTCCATCTCGTGCTGTTTGAACTCAATCTCTAGCTGACGCAGCTTTGCCAAGTCTTCCGGCTTTAGCTGGTTATCTTGGAAGATTTTGGCTACGTCCTGCTGCGTGGCGTTGTCCACACCGAACACCTTACCCAGCGCAGATACCGCCATTCCCCCCAGCGGGCCGAGCGCAGCGGATGCAACCGTGGGGGCCAGAGATTTGAGTACGTCGATCCAGTTCATAGTTCACCCCAGTTCGTGATGTACTTACGGCCCTGCGTAAGCTCCAGCCACATAATCCACGCGGCGGTGCCCGCCCCATGCGCTTCTTCGTTTCGCCCCTGCCGCACATACTGTTCGCGTTTGGCAAGGATTTTTGCTAACCCTACGGCTTCAAGCTCCGTTATGCGGGGGTCTTGCAAGTCAATCTGTGCCAGTACATTTTCGGCTTTAGGGAGCGCCATGTTTTGTGCTCCAAAGCACAAACGCCCACACTAACGTGCAGGCGATCAGAACGGCTTTAGTTGTGCGGTTCATCCCACATCTCCACTGCTGTAGGTAATCCAGACTTCTTCACCCTTGTCGATGGCATCCCGTATTTTGGGGAAGAGGGTGTCGAAGGCGAGTCGTGACTCGGTGACAGAGCTTCCCGTATGTCCTCTTCCAACGAGCAGGCACCCTTCCGTTTGGGTTGCGAGGTTTCCGGGATGAATCCTGATTCCGGAAAAATTCGGTACATCACATACCAAAGGCAGATCACGTTGAAAACGATTGCTATGAGTAACCACCACACGATAACGTCCATAAGGGATTGCCGTTTCTCCAAAGACTTTTTCACCGTTCGGGCGCACAACGTCTTCCAGCGTCCAGCACTCATGCTCGCCGTCAACCAGCAGTTCACCAATGGTGCATTCGGCACCGCACATGAAGCGAACTACGGACAGTTCCATTATTTGTCTACCTTGTTTTCCAAGCGATCAAAAATCTTTCCCAGCATCTCCTTAATGTCTTTCACATCGGATTTGAAGTCCTCGCGTGTGACGTAGGTTTTGGGGAGTTCTTCGCGCAGCTTGCCAAGATCGCGCTTCAGGTCGTTTACTGCTGCCCACAGTTCACGGGCAAACCAACCCATGACAGACAAGGCCGCACCACCCACGATGTTGATCAGGTTTTGGTACTCGTTCATTTCTGAGGTTGCTCCAATTCGTTCTTGATAGCCAGCGCATTCGCACCAGCAGATTCCACAGCAGCCACAGCACCTGCCACAAGTGCTACTTGCCCGATTGCTACCTGATTGGTAGTCACCCAAGCAGATAGGCCAGCGCAGCCGGATAGGGATAAAACCGTGAGTGCGATAAGTAGGGTTTTCATGGTGGCTCCTTAAAGACCTGCTGCGGCTAGGCGGGCGCGAAGTGATTTAATCTCTGCTACCAAGTCGGCAATGACTTCAGAGCTACCGGCTTGCATGGATTGATAGACAGGGTTTCCGTCAGCGTCCACAGCGTCTTTTGTACCGTTGACAGACTGCGCGTACACCGATTGGAATTCGTGAGCAAGAAAACCGCGAGTGCGTGTACCGTCTGCCTTCCATTCGTACTCGACAGGATTAAGTGCGTCGATACGAGCGCCAGCACCGGAAACAGGTGCGATAACCGTTTTCAGTCGGTAGTCGGAAGTGGTGTTGTATAGGACTGCGGTTGTACCGGATTGGGTGATAGAGCCAATCACTGAAGAGTTGTAATCAAAGTATGCGTATGCTGTTCCAGAAGCAGTACCGCTTGCATGACCTGTAGCCATCAGCGAACCGCCACCAACCGCGAACGTAAATCCTTGCGCTATGGACCCTGAATCGGCTGTATTGCCTAATAGCAAATCACCGGTGGCAGCAAACCGTCCATACTCAGAAGAGCCGTAAAACGCCAATGCCTTAGCCGTTCCGCCAGAATTCTTTGACTGAATGAACGTGGTGCTAGAGTCAAGCTCTCCAGCAATTAGCTGCGTGTTTGCTCCGTTGGTTGTGGTAGTACCAGTGACGGAGAGGCCGGTGCTGCTCAACACCATTACCGGGGTAGTGAATGTGCTACCTCCACCCGCAGTAGACGGTGTGAATTCTAGGTTTGAGCCGACATAGTTGTTCGATGAAATCTGCCAGTTTTTAGCTACGGTGCTAGTGACTAACTGAATCTTTGCAACGTTGTCATTCGTAGGACTTCCGCCAACAACAACCGTAGAACCAGAACCAGAAACACTTGCAAGTGTCGTTGTTCCACTCGCACTCAGCGTAGTAAACGCACCCGTTGAGGGGGTGGTTGCGCCTATCGGGGTGGAGTTGATCGCGCTGGTGACCAACGATGGAATGGTCATCGCTGATGTGGTGAAGCTGAACGCATCAACACCTCCCACCTGCACTTTGCTGGTGGTGCTATTGACGGAAATTATCGAAGTGGTCACGCGGGTTCTCCTTGATTAGCAGCTTACCAGCCCAGCGCCGTGATGTAGTTAGCTGCGCCTTCCACTTCGGCCTCAAACTCAGCCTTCTGGTCAGCGGTATATGCTTTGCGTTCAAACGTTTCGGTCAGCAGTACGCCGTCCTTCAGGATTTGGTTCGCCCACTGCACGTTGACTGCGCTCTGCGCGGGCAGAACGGCAACTTGTTTGAGTACGCGTTGTTCGGTTAGTGTTGCCATGATGATTCCTTAGACAATATATTGGCATGAAAAGTCAACGCGCGTTCCCGTATTAAAGATAGGGTCTGCTGCGTTCGCGGTTACTGCTGCCGCGGTATTGGTAAGAAATGACATTGTTGAAGTGTTATTAGCAACTTCGCAGTTGATACGCGTTACCGCAGTTGCAAGCGAACTGTAGTAGCCAACAGAACCGCGTCCGTTATACGCGGCGACAGCGTTTGCTACGAATGGGAGGCCGCTAATTGTTGTAGTCGATCCTGTTCCGATAGCATTTACGGTAATTTTTCCACTGACATACACCACATTCCCGATTTTTGTATACGTGCCTTGCTGGATAGTATATGTTGCCGTTCCGCCAAGAGAAGGAGTCCAAGTACCCTCTTCATAATCGTCCAGCGTGTTGGCGTCTGAAGATGCTACTTGGGTTGCGGGGAAGGCGATGCCTACGCCGGTTGCGCTTGTGTTTCCACCTTGAAGTGCAAGGACTCCGTTGGAATTCAGCGTCAGTGCTTGCGTGAAGGTGATTGGGTTACCTGCCGTTGTTGTGGTATTTGATATGTACCACGCATGGCCGCCGTCCCCAGACGCGTAACGCCCGCCATATCCGCCTGTGTACTTAGCGATCCAGTTTGTCCCGCTGTAATACGCGTTATGCACTACCTCTGTATTTGCGGAGCCAGCATTTGTTGCAGCAATGCCTCCGTACAGAATTTCTAATGCCTTGTAGTTTCCACCCCATGCACTTGGAGTAACGCTTACGCCCAAACTGCCACTGGCATCAATATTCAAAATATCCGCAGTGGTGGCTCCGTAGTTGCCACGGGCCAGCTTCATCGTCCCGTCTACATTGCTCTGTAGCGAGAAGTTCTGGGTAGCAGTGGAGCTATCCCCAAGCTGCGCAACGTTGACAACTACTTTTCCAGCCATGATTAGTCTCCAGCAGGCACTTGCTGCACGGGGTTCAACTGCTTTTCAGCTTCGGATTTGATGCGTGTAAACACCTCAATCACCTGCGCCAATGGTAACTGACCAAGGCCAGCAAGTACAGCGTTGACTTCGTTTACGGACAGGGTAAGGGTTACGGTTTGGTCGTTCATGGATGTAGTTCCTTGTAGGTGTTGAACTCGGTACGGAGGGATTGGATTTGTGCTTGCTGCTCTTTGATAGCTGCCAGAGCAAGCGGGATAAGGTCGCTGTAACCAACCCCCAGATACTCTGTGTCGTCGTTTGGCAACTTATGAGTGCTAACGGCTTCTGGTAAAACCTTGATTACATCTTGCGCAATAAGAAATGAGCGGCTAACCCCAACTTCATCCGTCTTATAACGTCCCGTTACTGTGCGCAATGAAGCCACTTTGGTAAGCGCATCAGTGATTGGGATTAGGTCAGTTTTAAGACGTTCATCGGAGTTAGCAGTCCAGACAGTAGCTCCGTCAGACATATACATTCCAACGTTGCTGTTGTTGTAGACCAAAAATGCGTTTGACGTGTCAGCGGCAGTGAACCTGAATTTACCGGCGGTGGCACCAGAAGCCCTATAAGTAATTTGTGAGTTAAGCCCTAGTGCAGCTATGCCACCGCCAGATGTTCCAGCAGCAGCAATTGACCCCACCAGCAAATTCCCGCTGGCATCCAGCGTCATTGCTGTGCTTGCCGCAGTCGGCGTATTTCCAGCGCCAAGGTTTCCGGTGTAAGTTATCCAATAAGTTGCACCTGCGTTTTGCTGCATCATTGTTGCGGCAATCGCATTCTTATACACATAAGTGCCAGCAGCATTACGGTACACACCTTGCGACCATTCCATCGCGCCGCCAGCACCAGATTGAGAAGCAATGTTTCCGTAACCAAAATCTATTGCTTTATACGAATTGCTTGCAAACCACGCACTCGGAGTAACACCCAAGCCAAGGTTGCCGGAGGCGTCTAGGGTGGCTTGAGTGCCGACAGTAGAGTTGCCCCACTTATGCGCAAACCCAGTGGTAACTGAGTAGTACAGATCTCCAGTGCTTTGGAAGATGTCGTTTGTGCCGTCTGTACCGATACGCAAGCCTTTGAACGTACCGTAGCCTGTGCTACTCAGCGTACCAATGACGGAGACGCCGGTGGAGGTAACTGCTGCCGCACTAGTTCCTGTCGCATTTAGCAGGAGTAGATCATCAGAGGTAGATCCTCCCCCATTGATTGCGGAGGACATCCCGACGTATCCTTTCGCTACCCCTAACTTCTGGAATGCTATGTACCCGCCACCGTTACCAGCGCCAGTCCCGTTTATAGCTACAACGGGATTGCCTGTATTGATTCCTATGGTTGTATTACCAGTCGCACTCAGCGTAGTAAACGCCCCGGTATTCGGCGTAGTTGCCCCGATAGTGGCGTTGATTGCACCGGACGAACTGTTCAGGGTTGTTGCTGTAAACGTGGTCTGGTTAATACCAGTGGAGCCGCTTATGGTGGTTGGCATTTCAAATCCTTAAACAATCGACCACGATGCACCGGACGGAATCGTCACTACTGCGGAATCCAGCACCGTCAACGGCCCTGCTGACTCTGCGTTCTTGATCTTACCAACGGAATGCACACCAGACTGTGTGCCGGAGGTGTTCACTGCCGTTCCGGCGTAGCTGGTAGACACTTGGAATGCCGATGTGGTCAGGCCAGTGGCAATGACGTAGTACGCTGTGCTGGTATCCAGCCCCGTAGGCAATGCGCCCGTGGTGGTCAGGCGAATCTGCTGGCCTGCTACAAAGCCGTGGTTGGTCAGTGTAAACACTGCCGGGGTTGCCACGGTAACCGTTACGCCCGCTACCAACGCATTCTGTCCAATCGTGTAGCTGGTGGTCACCACACAGTCGTTCTCCACGAAAGCCGTATCTGTACCAGCACCTGTTGCGCCGCCGCCCACCGTAGTCCACGCAGAGCCGTTGTACCACTCCATTGAGTTGGTGCTGGAGTTGCCCCGGATGTAGCCCGCTACAGGGGATGCGTCTCGCTGTGCTGTGGTGCCGTAGGTTCCTACCAAGGAGCCTGTCGGGCTGGTGATGTTGGCAGAGGCCACCAGAACAAAGTCCGTACCGTTCCATGCAACCAGTGCCCTGCGGCCATAGCCAATCAGGATGCCAGTTGTCGGGCCTACACCTACCAGCTTCACGTCAAATCCGCCGGTTGTGTCGTTGATGACGATGTATGCCTTGCTGGATGCCGGAGCGGTGATTGTGCGCAGTGCGGTACGCGCCCCGCTACAGTAGAGGATGGCTGACCGTGCTTGGTTGGCCGCAAGCGTTGTGGCCGTCAGGGTTACATCCGCATCAGTGGACAACGTGGTTGTCCCCGCCACTGCCGTGTCCAGCAGGCTGGTGATGCTGTTGTTTACAACGTCACCCCATGTACCAGAGAGTTCTCCTTGTACTGGTAGGGCAAGACCTAGTAGTGCCGAAGCTGCAGTTGTCATGGAGAACCTTTAATTGGATGATCGCAGTAGCGCTGTGGTCGGCGTGTTCGCCGGGAGTTGAATGGTGAACGCCACCACAGAGGTCTTGTCAGCACCGAAGTCCAGCACCGCCACAGAGCGGTTTGCTTTGCTGGCGTTGTAGATAAGTGCGTATCGGGCGGTCAGCGATCCGGCCCAAGTCGGGTCAGAAAAGTCCACGTAGACGGTGTAGCCATCGGTGCTGAGCGTCACGCCAGTAAGCACTTGGCCGCCAGCCGTATAGCCGGTAGCTACAACCTCATTGCTGGTCGTATACGCTGTTGTGCTGGCGTCCAAAGTCGCGTTGCCCGTGTAGAGCGCGATCTTCAGCGTGTCGGTCAGCAGGTTATGTACCGCTTGCCAGCACTCCGCCTTGAAACTTGTGGTCTGGGTCTGGATGCTCATCAGGTCACCTTCTGCTTAGGTGCGCCGTCGCGGTACATATCTCCGCGCTCCATACCGTCGCCAAGGCGCTTGGCAAGCAATAGGGCTTCCTTGAACTTTGTGTCGTAGAGCTGCTGCATGTCCTGCTCGCCCTTCATGAATGTATACGCCTCCACCAACGCCCCATACAATAGCACGGAGTCAAAATTGTCGCCAAGCCACGTATGTCCCCCGGCCACAGTCGTGATGGACTCAGGGTAGTAAAAATACTGCAGCTCTGTCGAATATGCGCTTGCCGGTGTCGGGCCTAAAACAAACCGCAGTTCTGTAGGCACACTTGCTTGCGGGCCGAACAGGGCGTAGTATTTAGGTACGCCGGTAGCAGTTGGCGTAGGGTATGCCTCGCGGATGAAATTCTCGTCCTTGTTCAACAGGTACGTATAGGCACCCGTGCCGTCAATGACGGCAAACGACACAACCGCCAAGAAGTCGCTCGGGCAATCCAGATAGCGGCTATTTGCAGTCAGCGCCGTAGTGGAGATGTTGCGCAGCGCGGGGAACTGAACAGCGTTGTAAATCCTTTGCTCTGCCTGAACGATGAACACGTTCATGTCTGCCGTAGCAAACGTGTTCTCGCAATAGTCTTGGATTGCTGTCACCAGCGCCGCGTAGTTCACCTGCTACTCCTTACGCCAACGGGCCGCGAGCGGTACGTCCTTTGGTTGCCGCGCCGTTGCCGCGCGTCACAACGCCAGAAGTCTTGATCGTCTCTTTCTGGTTCGACTTGTCCACGAATGCAGTGCTGGCGTCCAGCTCGTTGATCTGCAAGGAGGGTTGTGTGGTCGGAGCCTTGGGGCCGGGCTGGGCCTTGTACTTGGCGTCACCGGGCTTGGTAGAGCGGAGGGATTCGGTAGCCATGATTAGTACGCCTTTCCGCTACCAGCGGCGCGGGCGAGGCCGCGACCCAGCTTTTTCAACTGGTCGTTCGATACGCCCTTGCTGCCGGTGCCGCCGTTCATAATGGCTTGTGTCTTGTCAGAACCAAAACTACCGGCAGGGCGTACTTCGTACTTACTGTCGCCGGTCTTTGAGGATTTCAGGGATTGGGTAGCCATAATTTCTCCTACGTGGTTACTACAGTTACGGCACCAACGTAAGTTCGCGCCACAAGGTTGTTAGGTGTCAGATCATACGCGTTTGCGCTCGCGCCGCCAACCGGTGCCCAACCCCATTGGATGTCGCGGCTGCCCTCGCCGGGCAGTCCGTTTGCCAGCAGGCCGGATTGCAGATAACTGTTGTCACGCCGGGGGTTTCGTACTGCCTGCGGGTCTTCGACTGGAAAAGTACCCAACATCAACTGAGGGTGGTCTGGCTCCCAGCACTCGGGGCACACCAAGATGTTGACCCGCTTGGTCTTAATGACCAACTCTTTGAGCTGTTTGAGCTTGTACCGCTGTCCACAGCGGTCGCACTCTGCAATCGAGTGCTTGCCGGATGAGAAGCGGTTTGCCATGACTAGCTGATGAACTGCTGACGGGGGACGAAGCGGATGGCGGCCTTCTCGCGGTCTTCACCGGCGGCGTTGTCGAACGCCTCGTCGTACATCTGTTTGAGCATACCCACGCGATCCATCAGCTCCGGCGTCTTGACGGCCAAGTGGTACGCCAGCCCGGCCACCAGCGCGGGCAGAAAGCGAAACTGCACGTCCGGCGTCTCGGCACCAGCGCCCGCGTCTTGCACGCGGCGCAACCGCCAGTAGTTCAGGACGTAGTAGCTGCTCTGATCCGGGGTGGGCCACACGGTGACCTTCGGTGCATCGCGCAGTCGCTGCACGTAGAGCTGGATCGGCCGCGCCTGAGTCAGCTTGTTCGGGATGCTGGAGTAAGTCGAGACGCTGATGCGCGTGATCGTCAGATCGGTCTGAGTAGAAGTATTGCCGCTACCTGTTCGGATAACATGATCCAGAAGATCAATGGTGTCAGCAGGCAAATCATAGGTTGCGGTTCCTTGTACGAGGGGAATCTGACCTTCGTCAATCGTCCACATATTGATGCCCCGGCTCTGCCACTCAATGGTGAGCAGGTTCATCGACCGGCGGGCTGTGCGCAAGTCGTAGCCAGAACGCATCTCTTTACCGGCACGTTCCCATGCCTCTTCTGCGATCTCAGCGAAGTCGAGGTTGAATGCAGTTGTGCCGGATGTAGTCATTTCTTAGGCTTTGGTTGCGGCTTCACTTTTCCGCCTTTGGCATACTGCGTAAAAGCAGTGTTGTCCCGGCGGGGTTGTGTCTTGCCCTTGGGCATTTTGGATGGGTTAATGTCACCCATCCCGCGACTTCCACGCATTTAGCACTTTCCGCCGCGCTTCATGCCGATCTGCTTAGCTTGGGTCTTACCGCGCTGGGCAATACCGTCAGCCTTGGCGACAAAACCGCCCTTGGCAAAAGCCATTTGCTTCTTGTCGAAGGCTTCCTCTTTCTTGGAGCCTTCCTTCATGCCTTTGGGTTCAACATCCTTGCCGGACTTCTCGAACGGGAACGGTTTTTTAGCCATAGTGATACCACCTTCTTTGAACTTGCGGCCCTTGTCGGCCTGATTGAAATCTTTACCAACCGATTGGGAAATACCTACCTTCTTCGCAAAAGAAGGAGAGTGCGCCACCGCAGCCATAAGGCGGGCTTGTGCTGCTGATTTTGATGGCATGGGCTACTCCAAGCACGAAGACGTTGACATTGTACTGTTCATGGGTTAATCGTCAAACACAAACAGCTTTTTAGGCACCAATGTGCCGGTATATATGCCGCCGGGGCCGTACACAACGCCGATCCGCACATCGGAAGGGTCTGGATAGCCGCTGGCATTGGTGTGCGAGGCTGTACCAACAATAGTAGATACTGCGCCAATGAGAGCACCGGTTGTGGGGTGTACACGGAAGCGGGCGGCCGCGCCGACAATAGAGCTGCCTTGGCTCACCAGAGCGCCAGAAGTATCGTGCGGCACCGGGCCGCCGATCCGCGCAGCAGAACCGACGATTATGGAGCCTTGGCCTGTCAGTGCGCCAGAACTTCCCATTGCGCGGAACCGTGCAGCGGAACCTACGACTGCGCCAAGCTGGCCGATCAGGGCACCAGTGGCATCGAACAGGTGTACGCGGTTTGCTGCGCCTACTACGGCCGACCCCTGTCCTACTAGCGCACCTGTGCCGTCATGCGTAACTGGGCCGACACCGTGGTTGGCCGCGCCAACGATTGTGGAGCCTTGGCCTGTCAGCGTACCGGACGCGCCAAAGGTACGGAACCGTGTAGCGGAGCCGACGATCGCGGAGCCGGGGCCAGTCAGTGTGCCAGTAGTTGTATGCTTGGCGTTGTATACCGCAGTACCGACAATCACCGCACCGGGGCCAACCAGTGCGCCGGGGGCGTCATGCACGCGCGTGCGTGCGGCGGAGCCGACGATTGCGGAACCTTGGCCGGTCAGTACCCCTGAAGTAGCAAACGCACGGAACCGCGCGGCAGAGCCGACAACCGACGCACCTTGGCCTACTAAAGCCCCAGAGGTGTCATGCGTTACTGCGCCCCCACCCGGCCTCAGATTGATGAGGTTCTGTAGGGCGAGTAACATGGTTTAGTTGTAGCTAGTCAGCACCTTGACCTGTGCCGCAGCGACTGCGGTTGCGTCAGTATCTGCTGCAAGGTTGGTAATCGCCAGCGCAATGCCTGTGGCAAAACGATAGCCAAAAGGCCCGAACGGTACATTCACGGTGCCCGAAGCTGGGATGCTCAACGTGATCACTGGAACGCTCGTACCGACTGTCGGGGCTGTAGCCAAATTGTAGAACTTGACGAACGCAGCCGCCGCGCCGGTATTGCTTGCCGTGATGCTGAACACCGTACCCGCTGTAGCCTTGACAGAAGTGGCGTTCGTCGTAGCCGCGCTGTTAATGGCGCTGGCCGTGACGGTCATGTTTGGCGAGATACCCACTGTCAGTGCAGGATCAGTAGCTGCAACGGCAGTAGACGCAGCTTTTACTGCTACAGCAGTGGCACCAGAACTGATTGCTACAAGCTGTTCGCCACGCGCAGTAGTCTGCACGTTTACCGCCTGTCCGGTTGTTACCGTGGGCAGCGTAGTCGTGAACGTACCGCCCATCAGCACAGGGTTACCTGCGATAGTCGCAGCAGACGCAGCAGCACCCTGCACAAAGAGGGAAGCCGTACCTGTCGTGTTGGACACCTGCGTCAGCAAGTTAGCAGCAGTAGGATTGATCACCAACTGTGGGTTGCTCGCACCTACTGGATAAGCGATAGCTTGGACACTGAAGGTTGTTGTACCGGCAGTCGTAGCGGTACTCAACCGTAGGCGTAGATACCTAGCAACTACGTGGGTTGACCACAGGCCCGCAGCCGAAATAGTCGTTATTTCAAGGCCCGTTTGTGCATCAAGAGTTGTAGCGGCAACCCATGTCGCGTTGTCGTTTGACCATTCCGGCGTAACCACACCGGACGTACCCATGCTAACGCACTGGATAGACACGGCAGCATCCGTTGAACAATCAATAGTCAGCAGTATCGTGTTGATGGCAATAACACCAGCTACGTTATACGTAGCCCCGACCATCGGATCAATAGCTGTAATTGCCGACTGATCAGACGAAATAACGACCGGCAAGCTGGCCGTCATCGCCTTCTGGCCCAGCGTGAAGTTCACGCCGTTGACTTCGTTCAGGGAGGTAAGTCCATTACCAAGACTTGATACGGAAGGCAGTGTTCCGTATGCTACGTTTAGGTTGAATGTAGTGGTTGCACTCGCTCCGTTGTTGATGAACGTGGCTTTGAAGTAGTTACCGTTGGCGGTGTATGCCTCGCTGAACGGGACGTTGGCCGCAATATTCTCGGTGAAGTCGTTACATACCTTTGTGCCGCCTGCATCAATGTACTGGATCAAATGCAACGTACCCGGCTGATCGCTGGTCAGCAGGACAGAGATGGTCTGCTGGCTCTGGATCGACTCAACGGTGCCGGTGAATGTAGCGGCGGCAGCAAGCTGCGTGGTGCTGGAGTTGACCCCGTTGGCCGAGAAGATGAAGTACGTTGCCGCGTTCTGAACAGGGTGCGGGTTTGCAAGGGTCACCAAGGACTCAGTGCCAGAACCCCCTACGTCGAGGACAACTACCTGCGACTTTATGCCCGCGCCTTTATCAATGTCACGGATAGTGTCTCCACCCGTACCGAGATTGAGTAGGGTGTTATCTGCCATGTTATGCGCTCAGTGCAGTGTAGGTCAGGGAAGAGCAGGAAACGGTATCGCCCGCAGCCACTGTCAGGCCGTTGGTCATGTTAATGTCGGACGCCGACGCAGCCACAGCGCAGTGGATCACAACAGTACCGGCAGAGGTCTGCAGCGTAGCGGTTGCTACAGGGGACGCGTTACCGGTTGCGTTGGTGTCGCTGGTGATCGCGTTGGCCGTGGCTGTACCGGTTGCCGAGGCACCAAACGCCGTGGCCGACAAGGACAGGGTGGCGACAACCGTACCCGGTGCGGCTACCGTACCGGTCAGGCGGAACGCCAGTTTGCCGGACGCGCCGATCAGGGCCGTGACGGCATCCGTTGCGGCGTTACGCGCCGCTGTCGAGTGTGTTACTGCCAAGATGTTCTCCTAAAAGTTTCTTTAGTTCTTCCGGGTCGGAGTGACCCACCATTTCGTACGTCTCCACCTTGCCAGTGTCCGCACGCGTGATCTCCAACGTGAACCGGAGTTCTGCCTTCTCGCCTACCAATTCGATCATGCTCCGACCTCCTCCAAGACAAAAGTCACTGCGACAGACGCGGCCACACTCAAGTTTACGACCAATGTGCCGTCCACCGGCCCTGTCATCTGCTGGCGCTTGCTCAGCGCATAGACCCGGAACTTCTCGGTGCCGCCAAGGATGATCTTGATCAGCGGAGACGCCGAGGAGCCGGGGTCAGTGATGGCATACGACCAATAGACCCGGATGCGCTTGCCTGCGGACGGGGTGTACACAACGGTGTCACCGGAAGCAGTAACGGTAGCCACCACATGGGTGAACTCGTAGTTACCGCTGTCCAGCCCTTGGACATAGGTTACACCGCTGGTAGACACACCTTACCCCAGCTTTTCGCGCAGCTTGTCCAAAGCCTTCTGTGCCAGTGCTTCGCGGTTGGTCAGCTCGGCAATCGACTTCTCCAGCTCAGCCGCGCGGGCAGCAGCGTCGGCTTCCACCGCCTCGATACGCTCTTTAGCCTGCAGTTCAGCTTGGTTTGCGCGGGCGTTGTGCTCAATTACGGCCGCGTCAGCGGCGTACTTGGCAGCGGCAGCGGCGTCAGCGGCGGCCTCCTGATCAGCAGCCAGCTTGGTTCGGGTGCGCTCGATCTCGGCACGTAGGGCTTCCTGCTGATCCAGCAGGCCGGTAATCACACCGTTCTGCTCAGTGATACGGCGGTCAGCCTCGTCGTACGCCTTCTGCACTTCGGCCTTGGCCTTTTCGATGTCTGCCTGATAGGCGGCCATCGTGCGATCCATGTCGGCCTTCTTCTCCAGCATTTCGACCACCTGTGGAATGGCCTCCATGATGGGCGTCAGCATCGAATGGAACAGTTTGATTGATGCCATGTCAGCCATCGTTATTCTCCAGACATACCTGCTTGGATCACGGTCATGGTGACAGTGCCAGAGGTGTAGAGTGTTACGTTCAGGCGAATAGCCGTCACTGGCACGACGATATTACCGTCAGCCGATGTCGTCTTTGCCGCCAGCGTGGCGTGGTCAAACCACGTTGCCGTAGAGGCATTGAACGTAGCCGCTTGCACATCATCGTAGGTGTACTGCACCTTGTACGTCAGGGACGCACCAGCAGACAAAGCACACCCGATGCCGATGTTGAACGGCGTACGGTAGTTGTCGAGGGGAATGACATTGGAGGTCGTTGCCGACCCCACCGTCACACGTACGGGTTGTGCCATGTCAGGCTCCTAATTAAGCTGTAGCTGCGCCGCCGTTAGGAACGTAGTAGTACAGGTGACCGGTCAGAGAACCGCCAGTAGGCGCACCGGTCAGTGCGCCCGTCAGGGTCATCAGGGAAGTGGTGCTCAGCGCCGCGCCAATGTTGGCACCGGCAGTTGCCGAAGCGATGTTCACCACGGCAGCGGTGGACACGGAGGGGACTGCATTGCCCAGAGCGGTAGCGGTGTTAGTACCGGTGGCGTTGACGCGCAGGCCCAAGTTCAGGGTAGGCGTGGTGCCGCCGGTCACAGCGGGCTTGATGTCGAAGAACGCAACTTCAGCGCCAGCGGGCAGAACCACCGGGTTGGTATTGCTTGCGCCGATCTGGACGGCCGTATTGGCAGTCTGCTGGGTGCTGGGCATGTAGAACTCAGCGACCATCAGCATGTCGCCAGCATAGGCGGTCTTGGTTGTGTCGCCGCCGAACGAACGCCATGCGGATTGGGTGGTGGAAGTAGCCATGAATAACTCCTACGTTGAGGTGCTTCAGTCTCGTAGGAAAGTCTGCCGGGACAGTCTGAGGCACCGGAAAACCCGGATGCAGCAATATAGCACGCAGTAATGAAAAAAGCCACCCGAAGGTGGCTTTCTCAAAGCACTAGGGCTTAGAACGAACCGGGACTGCCATAAACTCCTAACGGATCGCTCACGCCAAACGAGTAGCGCTCACGAGCCTTGTAGCGAACGTTCCCTGTATCAAAGTCACCGTCCATTCCGGTAGACATGGGGGTACGAACGAAGTGTTTCAGGCCGTTGGGCACATCAGTGATCAGGAACCAAGCGTTGGTGTCTGTCAAGAAGTGGTTGACGGTGTATCCATCGGGGATCGAGCCGTTGTTCTTGATGGCGTTGATGTCGTTGTCGGTAGTGCCAACACGCAGGTTGGTTTCCAGCAGACGAGTAGCAACGAACATCAGAGCAGGCGGGATCACCAGCTTCTTGGGCTTAGCGGCGATCAGCAGACCGCGCTCATCAGTCCACGCAGCGATCTGGATCACAGCGTTTTCCAACGAGGTTTCGTTCAGGTCAACACCGGTTGCGGGACGGTTGCTGTTGGTAGCACCGTTGACCAGCGGGTGGGCTGTCGAGAACAGAACCTGACCGTCACCGTAGGTGGGGCCACCAGCGAAGCCGTTGTTCAGCACATAGGCACCCTTGACTTGCTTGGTGTACGCCATACCGCGAGCCAAGCCCTTGGTGTAACGTGCAGACAGGCTATCGTACAGGTTGTCTTCCACCGCTTCTTCAGTGATGGAGAAACCCATTGCGATGGTTTCGTGGGTGTAACGTGCAGTCCATGCTTCTTGCGCGTTGTCGTAAGCGATGGCGGAACCTTCGCTCTTGACAGGGGCCGCGCCGAAACCGGCCAGCTTGGTTTCTTCTTCAAAAGAACGCTCGGAAGTCTCGATGTCGTAGACTTCCTTGTGCTCTTCGCCGTAGCGGGCGTACTCCAGACCGAACAGAGCGTTCAAACCGGGCAGCAGTTCCTTCAGGAGTTGCGAACGTGAAATAGCCATTTTGCTTTACTCCTTAGACGCCAGTAGCGAGGTTGTAGGAATGCGCACCGCTGTTCCAACGAACCAGCAGTTCTGGGAATGTATCGTTTTCAGTACCGGGGACGATACCGATGATACGCATTGCCAAGGTGGCGGTAGAAGCCAGCGAAGCACCGTTGGTACCAACCACAGCGTTGACTGCGGAGTTACCAGTTGCGGTGGAACCAGCACTGAAGTTACCCAGAGCCACGTTCTTGCCGACAGCGCCAGCAGCACCGTTGGTCAGCGTACCGAAGGCTGCGGAGCCTTGGACTTGCATGACCAGATCGTAGTCATCAGCAACGTAGATGTACACGTTGGTGTAGCCGTTGGTAATGGCGTTGGCCGGAACGTACTGTGCCCAGATCGACTGACCTGTGGTGGGCAAAGTGTAGCGGCAGCCGGTCATCACACCCACAACGCCAGCGGTAGTACCGGTGGTGATGGTGGCGGTCAGGGCTTGGGGGTTGCCAGCAGCGGTGAGCTGGATAATGTCGCCGTTGAACAAACCAGCGGTATTGTTCGTAGACAGCTTGATTTCGCGGACAGAACCCGCGTAGGACTGACCACCGGTAAGCGATACCGGCTTCAGGCCATAGGGAGAAGACACTGATGCCATTTAAGACTCCTTTGTTAAGACCCGCGTCCGAATGTCACGCTGCTACGCTTCTCACTGAAGAGAGGCATACGCGGATCATTCTCGCGCATGAAGTTGTTATCCACGGACGCCATCTGGTTATCGGTTTGGTTCCGATAGTACGCAGAACGCTGTTCCATGAACTCGGCCGGGATTTTGCACAACATCAGTCCACCCACAACTACGCTGTCAGGGAAGCGGTCGTTTTTACCGCCGCTGCTGTACAGGCCCAGTTCGGGATGGGCGGATGCCTTCACAGGCTCCCAACCTTCACGCAGTTTTGCAGAAATGTTCATTGGGTCGTCATTGTTGAGCGTACTCAGACGAATCCAACGGAAAGTAAAGCCCGGCTCGGGAGTCGGATCAGGCAGGAGCGCAGGCGGTGCCCATGATTTGGCACGCTCGGTTGTTTCGCGCTTGTCCAGACTACGTGGTTGTCGAGTTTGTTCCGTCATTTCACATTCCTCATTTCTTCCGCAACCTTACGGGCGTACAGTTCCAATGGAACGCCGAGCCGCTTGGCGATATTTACTTGCGACTGCGTAAGTACGACTTTTCGGGGCGCTGTACTACGGGTCACAGGTGCTACTACATTTGAGCGGCGCTGAGTGTTCGCATCAGCATCGCTACCATTTCCGTTGTCAGAAAACTGTTCAGGGAAGCGTTCACGGAGGTCGGCATTCAGTCGATCGTAATACTGCTTGCTACCAGCCGGTACGCCTTCACTAACCAAGTCCTCATGCACCCCGAGTGCGTAAGCGGTCATCCGCTTGTTGGCACCAAACCACTGATTTTCATCACGCCATTTGGCAAGATTGTTGTCAACTTGTGCAGCGGGTTGCTGACTCTGGGCGATTTGTACCTCATTTTCTGGCTGGTGTAAAGGCGTGGGACGGTAGTTTTCAATTTTGTCCGCCTTGATCTTTGCTACCGTCATCGCTTCTTGCGCGGCCAGCATTGCCTCGGAATCAAAAGATTCTGCCGCCTCCTTGTAGCTGCGCTTGGCCTGCTCCAGCTCGCTGGCAACCACACGCTTTGCCTGCTCCAACAGCGCGGTCTGTCCTTCCGATAGTGTTCCACGCAGTTTTTTGTTCTCTTCCACAACGACTTGGGCCAGTCGCAGGGCTTCTTCCTTCTCACGCTGTGCCGCTTCTTTTGCCCGGCGTTCTTCGTGATAGCCCTTGGTGAAGTGCTGGATGCGTTTTTTGACGCTCTCGTCGTACTTACTAAGCTCTTCGTCGGTAGGGTCTTTCGGGGGGTCGATCATGGGCTTGCGGCCGCGATCTGCCTCCGGGGTATCGTCAACGATCTCCAGTTCAGGCTCCGGCGGAGTAGCCTGCTGCTTGTTTTCCACCTCGTCGGGGAACTCGAATTCAGTCTTTTCAACTTGTGCCATGATGCCTCCTTAAACGCGGGAAATGCCGCGCGGGTCTTGCACAACCGCTTCAACGGAATCGTCGTTGACCAAACGAAATTCACGACCGTGAATCTTCATGCGCGTGCCCGTGTTGGGGCGCACGATGACGAAATCACCGATCTTGCACGAGGGGCCAGACGGGAATCGCTTCTCATCCTTGAACGCATCAGGCCCAACTTTCAAGACGAACAGCACCGGGGACAGCAGCTCTTCAAATTGGACGGTCTTGTCCGCTTTGATCAGCCCGCTATCGTACTTGTCATCGGCCTCCGGCAGTACGCACAGGAGGTGGTAAGTGGCAGGATCGGGCAGTTGTTTTGCCTTTTCCTCTGCCGAGGTGTTCAGCACCCCGGACAGGTCTACAGCAGCGACGTTGAACTCAGTCGTCATTTTCGGCTTCCTTTAATCTACGCAAGAGGTCGGTTACTTCCATTTGGGCGGCAGCAAGACCCCGAACCTGCCCTACCAAATTTTGATACGCTGCGTAGTCGGGTGCCGACCCCGACGACAGCGCTTGTTCAATCCCAGCAATACGTTCCTCCAATTTACGCAAGAGGAGCTGGAGAATTTTGTCGTCCATCATTCAGCCTTTTTCGGTGCTGGTTTAGCCTTGGCCGCAGCGGCGGCCGCTGCTTTCATCTGTTCGAGCCGGGCCTCGTGGGCAGCCTGCGCGTGCAAGGCTTTTTGCGAAGCGGTCTGCGCGTTGGTGTGCAGGTTCAGCGCGTGCTGTTGTCCTTGCTGCTGCAGGCTCGCCAGATGAGCCTGTTGTGCCATTTCCAACTCTTGTGCGTGCTTTTGTGCCAGTTGTTGCTGCTCTTGCTGCTGTGCAGCAAGCTCTTGCGCGTGGCGCTGGGCTACCATTTCTGGCGTCTCCTGCGGCGCTTGTTGCCCCATCTTCATCTGCAGTTCTTGCGCTTTGAGTTGCAGGTCGCCCTTTGCCTTCATGGCTTTGGTGTCGGCATCCTGCTTCTTGATCTGCAGTTCCTGCATCTGCATCTGAATGATCGGGTCTTGGGCTTGCTGTTGTGCCTGCTGTTGTGCGGCCTGTGCTTGGTGCTGCTGCAAGAGCTGCACAGCGGCCTGCGCCATCAACTTGGACACTTGCGCTTCGATCTGCGGCTCCATCTCCGTATCCGGGGCGGGCAGCGTAGCACCCAACTGCTCTTGCAGTTTGACACGGTATTGGAACGCCAAGTGCTCAGCGATGTGCGCCATTATGGCGGCCTGAATCTGCTGGGCCATCGGGTTTTGCCCCAACTGTGCCATCACCATTGGGTCTTGCATCATGCTGCTGTGCACGGCAATGTGGGCATCGTGATCTTGGGCGATGAACGCCTTTGTCGGCTTGCCCGTGATCAGCGACATATTCTCCGATACCGGGTCGCGCGGCAACTGGTCGTCATCGGTCGGCACCAGCTCTTCGGCGTTCTTGATGCCCAGCACCTCCAGCATCTGGCGGTGCAGCTTGGGCAGGTTATAAATCTGGGGAGCGCCTTGGGCCAACTGGATAGCGGCTTGGTACTGCATGATCCGCTGCGCCATTGTGGCACTGTTCGGATCGCTGACCGGTATGACATCCACCATGTCGTAGTCGGCCTGCTTGGCTTTGCGGTCGCCTTCCTGCGGGTCGAAGCTGTATTCTTTGGGGGTATAGTCGCGGATGATTGCCTTCAGGAGCTTCAACTCCTGCTTGAAGCTGAAGTGCACACGCGCCTGCACGGCTGTCATCGTCTTGAGCTGGCGCTCCAGCAGTGCCAGCGTGGTGCCTACCGGTGCCTGACTCGACATATCGCTGATCTGCATGTCAGCGATGGCCCCCAGACGGCGGCCCTCGTCGGTGATCTTGTCCAGCAGCCCGGCCAGAACCGCGCTCGGTTCTTTGTATGGCAGCGGCATGATGTTGTCGCGCAGCGTGCCACTTGGGATGTCCACGTCACGGAACTCACCGGGTGCGATCGGAGTGTCATCTCCCTTGGTGCGCAGCCCACGGGTCTTCATACCACCGGGCAGGTTGGACAAGGTACCGGCGTCCACCAACTGGCGAATGATCGACGTGCCTGCCCGAGCGTAGCCGCCGATCAGATGGATCAGGCCGATGCCGTATGCACCAAAACCGGGGATATATGTATATTGGGCGAAGTGCTGGCGCTTGGCGAATGTGTCGTCGGACTCGTCCCAGTTGCGGCGCACCGCCAGCACCTTGGACGTACCGCGCTCGATAGTCACCACGTACGGGTGGGCCAACGCGTTCTCGTCGTCTTCACCGGTGTAGCCAGCCTTCTTGTCACCGCCGGGCAGCACGTAGTCAACGTGGAACTCCAGAATCTGGAAGCGGTCGTCTTCATTCAGGGTATACCCTTGCTCTTCCGCTTTCTTCTTCTCGATGTCCGTGTGGAACATCACCGGCTCGCCCAAGTCCACATCGCGGTAGAACCCGGCGGCCTGCAGCCGCTTGATCTCATTCTTGGTCTTGCGCATCATCTGCGTCAGGCGCTCTGCCGTGAACGCATCGGACGTACCGTACGGCAGGATGATGTCTTCGGCTTGCACAAACACACTCGTTTGCCGTTTTTTGGCCGGGTCGTAGTAGACCTTCTTGAACGCCGCGCCGCCCAACCCGAGGTTGAACAGCATCTTCTCGTGCTCCGGGCGGAACTCCGGCATCTCTTCGGTGAGCTGGAAGTTCATGTCTTCAGCCACGCGCTCGGCCGCGTCTTCCTTCTCCGGTGTCTGTGCCCCGATGATCTCTGTGAGCACCGGGCCTTTGGCTGGAAACGTTTCAAGAATCGTATCAGCTTGGAACCGTATTGCCGCTTCGGTGAGGATCGTGGAATACACGCCACACGCGCCCGACCAAGGCTCGGTGCGCTCCTCGTACTTCATCCCCAGCACCTCCATCCCCTTGACGAACATCTCAACCCAGTCGCGGCGGCTCATCACGTCTTGGTCAAACAAGTCCATCAGGTCAGAGGAAAGGGTCTGCAAATCCGATTCAGGAATCGTTTCAGCCAAGTTCTCATTGAAGTCGCCTTTTTCAGCCGGTGCGGTGGGGTCTTCCTCCGGTTCACCCGCCAAAATGATCGTTATCCCGCCTTCGGCGTCGGGTGTCATGCTGTCTTCTTGCAGGCCCAACGGTGCTTGGGAAAGGGCGGCGGTCATGGAATTTGAGGCCATACGGGTTCCTTAATAGTACGCGCGGTTACGGCGGCGCTCGAATGGCTCGCCATCATCGTCGGATTGTAGGCGGATGAGGCCGCCTTGTCGAAAGCGCATGAGCGCCTGCGAGCAGCAGTCCACCATTTCATCGTGCTCGCCGTTGGGGAACTCCGCAATCTCGTCCATCACCGCGTGCGCCCAGCGCCGGTCAGGGCACCACACCATGCCGGACGCAAAAATGTCCGCCACCGAATTCAACCGGGCGCGTTTGTCCGCTCCCCGGCTGGGCGTGTACTCCCCCACCGGGATGCCGATCGCGCGGAACTCCTGAATCAGCGGCGCACCGGCCGCTTTCTTCTCAATGATGGTCAGGTCGGGCTTCCACTCCTTGTAATAGTCCAAGGCGAACTTCTTCAGCTCTGGAAACTCCTTGCGGCCCGTCCACGCGTCCAGCAAAATCAGCTCATCGCGGTTGTTTTTCTCGTTCCAGAAGATTCCCCAGCTCTGAACACCGCTCGGGTCGGCGGATTCCTTGGCGGTGTGTGCCGTATCCCAGCTATGCAGGATGATTGAGCACGGCGGGGGGTCTTCTTTGTCCCAAATCTTCCACCATTCGCGCTTGACGATGGCTCCTTCCTCAGAAGTCGGCTCCTGCATGTACTGCGCGGCCCAAAATTGAGGAAACATGCCCGCTTTTTTCCCCAAAAGTTGTTCTACGGGCCATTGTTCGGGCCAAAGTGAGGCTCCAGAGGGCAAAATTGCAGGAAAACGCACCTCATTCCACGGTAAGGAGTCCGAATTGTTCTCCGCCCACTGCAACGCGCGGCCGATTGGGTCTTTTTTACCCCACCGGGTGCCGATCATGATGATCCGCCCACCCGGCATCAGTCGCTGGAGGGGGCCGACTTGCATGTACTCCCATGCTTGGGCGAAAGTTTTATCAGGGTCGGAAGCGAGGACGGCTTGTTCGGATACCAAGTCATCCCCGATAAGTAGATGGGCTCCGTGTCCGGCAACGTTGGCCCCAATACCGATAGCCAAATATTTTCCGCCAAGTGTAGTAGACCAGTTTGAAGCCGCGCTTTTGTCGCGTGCCACCACGGTGTCAGGAAAAACTTCATGGTAAATATCACTGTCCAGTAGGTTCCGCACCTTGCGGCCGAAATCAGCCGACAGGTCGGCCGTGTGCGTCACCATCATGATGTGGTGACCGGGGTTGTGACCGAGGTACCAAGCCACGAACAGGTAGGCGATTGTCTCGGACTTCCCGAACCGGGGTGGCATGGAGACGGTCATGCGCAATTCCGTGCCGGAGTTCACGTTGTGCAGCAGTGGGCGCATGTGCCGGTGGTGCGGCCCCTCCTTGAATCCGGGGTACACGAAGTGGCAGAACTTCAGGAAGTCTGCCTTGGCCCCCGCGCGGGCCATCTTGCGTTCGAGTTCGTCAAGGTCGAGCAGCAACTGCTCCTGCTCCTCGCGCGGTAGCGTCGGCAGTGCCGCCAGCAGGATGTCGATCTCCTGCGGTGTGAGCGTGTCCGCGTTAAGTTGCATCTCGGGACTGAACCGTTTCCACTTCAATCACCTTCGGCATCAGCGTAGCCAACTTCGCGCGGATGCGCTCTTGCAGCTCGTCTGTCGTGGCGTCGATTTTCTTGATTTCCACACGTTCTGTAAAGGAGCCGATCTCGGTCAGCTTGCCCAGCAGTTCAATGGCCTTCAGGCGAATGCGGGCGTCGGGGTGTTTGGACTCTTCGAGGAGCTTGGCTACGACATAGCCACGCATCTCCTTGGCCTGCTCGACGTAGGCCCAGTCGTACTCACTGAGCATCCCAGCAAGATGTTTTACAGCTTGTGGCACGCGTAGCGTGGCGACGGCTTTTTTCTTTTCAGAGTCCGTCAGGTCTGGGTTTGTCACGGCGGCGAACGCCTGCCGCGCGGCGTCCTTCTGGTTGTCACTCACCACTGTGGTGGTGTCCACGGCGTCGAGCCAGTGGGCGGTGGTGGCCTGTGCGTCCAGCAGTTCTGTGGTGTCCATGTCCTCGAAGTCATCGAAGTCAGGATTGAGTAAATGTTCCAACGGTTTCATCGCAACCTCCTTGCGGGGTGATAGGCGGTATGTTACCATTCCGCCACGGCATCGCAAGCCGTCTTGCTTTATGTCATCTCCCTGACGGCCGGGTTGCCCCCGGACTTGACCCCCAGATCGCAAGGTCTGGGGGTTATTTTTTGCCCAAATAGTTGACAATTTTTGTCGGAAAATTTTGCAAAAAATTTTTGGTATGTACTAGCTTAAAAATTAAGCAAAGTGTGGAGGCCGGTTGAGGAATAGTGTTTTACGCGCGATGCACAGGGTCATCATTTCTTGGGGGGTTGGGGTGGGGTGGGTCAACCAGCCCCCGATTTAGGGACATCAGACCCCTGAAATACCCCCGATTACCACGGTTTTGCATACTTTAATCATGGAAATCGGGTTCGATTCCATCGCTAGGGACACATTGTCCCTAGTGCTTTTCACTATCCTTTAGGAGTTTTTACTATGTCTATCGCTATCCAAGTCAACGCTATCACTACCGCTATCAACCAGATGGTTGACGGGTTCCTATCCTTCGATGATGCCTGTGCAAAGGTGCGGGCCTATCGTGCAGCCGAGCAACTCGACGCGGACACTGCCCGCGAGTACATCCAAGTTGCCTTGCTTGCCAAGAAGCCAGAGTATCGCAAGCAGGTTACAGAGAATGGCAAGCCTGCGCAGGACAGCGCATTCAAGAAGGCGGTGTCCCGCATGATGCGCTATACAGACCCGGACTATGGCGCTGTTGCCGAGCAGACTGGCGAGGTGACCAAGGCTGGCAAGAAGCTGAGCGCTGACCAGAAGGCGCTGAAAGAGTACATGGCAACCATCGTTGCAGAGTTGATGGCTCAGGGCTGGACTAAGACTGACATCAAGGCTGCCATCTAATTACTAGGGACACAATGTCCCTAGTATCTTGCGCTGTATATGTTAGTGAGCGCTCACGTTCGATGGGGGCTGGCGGGTTTCGCAGCACCACGCCCCCATCATCGCCCATTCCTTTTCCCTACGGTGTATTTTGGAGAATCTCATGCTGACAACCCGCACCATCTTCTATCGCAAGATGTTTCGCAAAGCCATGCGTTCGTTCCGCTTCTGGCGGGCACAGGGCGCAGAGACGCGGCACTACAAGGACGAGGCACGCGCCATGCTCATCGCATACCGTGATGCCAAGCTGCACAACCTGTGACTTGTCACAGTCGCGCGACCCGTAACAGAACCCGTGTGACAACCAACTCTCCGTGCCTTGCGTGCAGGGCATCGGGGGCGACTTGCCCATAACCCTAGGGACACATTGTCCCTACCTCTAGGAGATTGACATGACACAACTACGCACCATCAACCGCAGCAACCACTACCTCGGCATCCTTGCCAAGCTGCAGTCCGAACGCGAGGCCCGTGAGATAGCCGACTCGCTCAACCCACCCGTTGCTGCAACCCGTTGCGGCGGCACATACCAGACCCACTACTTTGGTGACGTACGTATTACGTACAAGCGCAGCCGCGCAGCAGTCATGATTCGCTTTTCTTACTAGGGACAATTAGTCCCTAGTACATACCGGAAGCACGCCACAGGTGTACTAGCGTATTGGCACCAGTACAGGCGACATACTCCAAGGCGTTTTCCTAATGAAATCAAGGACTTAGCGATTTCACGCCGCCCTACACACACATATACTTAATACAGATATATATGAGAGAGTATGTATGTATTACTAACACCATGTATATGCATATACATACACATACTATGTGTAGGTGTGTGTGTGTTTTTTCTGAAACCGTGGTTTGCGGCTATGCGACCCGGCTAAGTCCTTGTCACATAAGGGTTTTGTACCCCAAACCCCTTGCCTGTACTACGCAGAAATGCCCGTATACCAACGGAATGTCTAATTTGCAGGTATAGTACGTACTACCTAACTTTACTTTTGGAGTCCTTTATGACCGTTCTTCGTGACATCATGCTATCGCATGGTGTGTCGCCCCACACTACAGAGGCCGTTATCAACGCCTACGCCACGGCACGCAAGCGCCGTGTAGAACCTGCCACCGCATGGGCCACCCTGCTCAACAGCGCAAAGGCAGTACGTACAAGCATCACATCCAATCGCCCCAAGCGTGCGGGACAGCCTACCGAGCCTATGTACGAGGCATACACAGTGCTAATACAAAAGGCCATCGACAAGATCGAAGAGGCATCACGCCTCCTGCTGGAGGATGGCGAGCCAGTGCAGCCCAAGGACTTGGAAGAACGCCGGGCCGCCACCAACAAACGCCGGGCCGAGACTGACCGCCCACTGCTGGCCGAATGTCGTGCGAACGCATGGTGGACGTGGATTGATCCTGCCGAGCGTGATGCCTTGCTTGAAACGGTGGCCGCCTACTATCGTGAGCGCCCCACGCACAAGGGTAAGCAGTTCACGCCGTTCATCACGGACGCAGATCGCGCGGCCATACGCAACGCAGCCAACACCCTGAAGGCCACGATCATCGAGCACCGTGAGCTACACCGCTGTGACAAGTCCAAGGCGGACGGTCAGTACACATGGGCCGAGACGCCCTACTCTGCGCTCCAGCTTGCGGCCACCTCGGCTGCACTGAAAGAACTCGACACGCGCACATCAGGCGCTGTCACTGCCCACGTCAAACTGCCCAAGGACTGGCGCTTGCTGTGCCCCACGCCGATGGTGCAGCGGCTGCGCGAGGCGGACAACAACCCGCCCGCCGCGCGTCTCACGCCTGATGAAGAACGTGTGTGGCTGCCGCCTCAGTGGGCCTGACACGCCCATCAGCAGTCATGAATCGAACTAGGGACACATTGTCCCTACCCGCTGCCAGTCGGCCACTGGCATTACGTTAGTACGTTAATAGGAGATTGACATGAGAGCAAACACACCGCAGCCGCGCTATGGCTGGAGCGAGGAGAACAACGCCTACATAGGCGCGGTAGTCATCGACGGTATCGTCGTGACGATAGGCATGATGCCAACAGAGGAGCGCATCAAGGCGTGGCTGGAGGACGCCATCGCCCGCGAGGCATGGGTAGACGCAAGCGAGCTGCCCGATATGTACGACGAAGCATCCATTCACTAAGGAGATTGACATGAAAACAAACAGACTAACAGGTGCCGCACTTGATTGGGCGGTGGCGAAGTGCGAGGGGCCGAGAGTCAACGCCTACGGAAACGAGGTTAAAGAATTTCTCCAATACTCCCGCGACTGGGCACAAGGTGGCCCGATCATTGAGCGGGAGAAGCTGTGCATTGAGATTGAATCTGATGGCGTGTGGCTCTCTTGGTCAAGCCAAAACTATGACGACGAACCGCGCTACATGGTCAGTGGCGACACTGCGCTACGGGCGGCCATGCGTTGCTACGTTGCATCCAAGCTGGGCGACGAGGTTGATGTGCCGAAGGAGTTGCTGTGACCGCCGACCGTAAACCCACGTACCGCGTGAACTCCGTCACCCTCAAAGACGGACGCTACCTGCGCTTCTCGCATCGCTACAACTCGTGGCAGGTGAAGGACAGGGTAGGGAACTGGCGCAACGTGCGCCCCGAACTGGCCCGTTGCTATGCGGCAGCAGGGATGATGATTGGGGTGCAGGTATGACCAGCAAAGCCTTCATCGCAAACCTGCTTGCCCTCGCCAGTATGCCTCGCATACTGGACGACGATGAGCAATACGATGCACTGCAAGAAACGCTTCATTCCGCGCACGTCGATGCGTACTGGGAAGATCGGTACGAGCGTGAGTGGGAAGAAGAACAGAACGACTGGGAGTAGCACGCCCAGCAGTCATGATTTTTAAGCGCCGCTAAGAGCGCACGGTAGGGACAATTTGTCCCTACCGCCACCGCGCCGGTCGGCTACCGGCAACTATCGGGGCATAGACCCCTTGGAGATTGACATGAAAGATCGTTCCTTCCCAACTATTTGGGCACAAGCTGCTCGCGCCATCAACCGCGCCAACCGCTATCAGTATTTTGTCGAGACGGATACCTACGCCTACGGCCCACACAAATGGTGGCTTAGTATCACCCACGCGTTCGACCTACACCCTGTGGTCAACCACATCGTAGGCACCGAGATGGTTCGCCCCATCGACTGGCAACTGCTGTTGCTGGAGTGGCCGCACGTCAGCA